GCCTACTGAAGAACAAGTGCCAGACAACAGCACAGAGATGGTTACAACTCTTGGCGCGGATGTTTCAATGCCAAACGTTCTTGTTGAAGGACGTGGAGCCGCGCCAGACCACACGCCTCGTGACAAAGAACTTGTTGCGAGACTTGTTGCGGAAGGCCCACAGGCCATGGGCTCACAGTTCGTTGAAAACTGGGCAAAGCTGTACGAAGAGTATGACGGCAGTGACACAGAGGCAAAAGACGCGGCAATGTTCATGTGGGAAATGAATATTAACTCCATTGAAAATCGCGCAAAAACTGACGAGCTCGTGCAAAACGCCGTTATCGGCATCTTCGCGTCGACAATGTCTTACATTAAAGACACTTTGCCTCCAGCACCATTTTCTGGAACTGGAAGGCCGCAACTTAGGCGTGATTTAGCTGAGTGGAGAGAAGACTTTCCAACTGACTTAGTGCAAAAGGACAGACTAAGTGAAAAAGCATTTTGGACTGACCTGGCGAGGTACTTTGATACTCCAGAGTTGATCGACATTGAAATGACTCCAGCTTCCGCGTTTCTAAGAATCCTGCGCGCCTGGGAAGGTAGTGGAAATCCACCTCAAGAATACGACAGATTCTTGTCATTCTATGATAAGAAGATTACAGACGACGATCATCCGCTTAAGTACATGCTCACGCCTGGGCAAGAAGTCGTTCTTCGTCCGTCGTCGTGGACCAACGCCGATGAGCTAACGAACTTCGATGAGTTTTTATCTGCTGCCATCAAAGGAAGCCCGTCTGACTATGAAGACTATGAACAAGTTGGAGATCAAATTTCTCCGCTAGAGGTTGGTCACGTAGTTCTTCGAGTCGCAGTCGACAGCGCGTACGCAATAGACCAGCTCAGCCATGTTAAGTCTGAGAAAGAATCAATTATTCCAAACGGACGCTACCGTGTCAAGTCTGTAGAAAGAGTAAATGAATCATTAGATTTTGATGATAACGAATTTATACCATACACGCGTATCACACTTGAAGTAGTTCCGCTAGAAAGAAAGAAAAAAGCAGCACCAAGTGAGGCACTTGCTGAAGCAGCAGGAGAACTCGGTGTAAACATCGATGCCTACTACGACGAAGCGCTGGATATTGACGACGTCGAGCAAGCAACTAACAAGTTTTCTCTTGCAAAGACAGAACACATGACTGCGTCAGATGCTGTAATCATCAAGCCTTCAGATGAAGGTGATCTTATTGCAATGATTGAGCGTGAGTTTGGGCCGTTCCGCGGTGCGTATGCTCTTCCAGGCGGAATGCTTGATGCTGGAGAAACATTCGCGCAAGCTGCCGACCGTGAGATGCAAGAAGAAGTCGGCTTTGATGCAGCAAACGCAGTGTCACGTAAGAATCTCGGTAGCGTGACAGATTCGCCAGACTGGGACCCCCGATTTGTCAATGGCGTAAGCGTTGGCGCTGTGTCTTACGTAGTACCCGATGGCACAGAGCTTACTGCGCAAGATGATGCACGGGCCGCTCTGTGGGTTCCAATAGAAGATCTTGCAAACGGCATATACCCAATCGCTTTCGGACATGCAGCGTGGCTTGCTGAGCACTACAAAGATGATCCAGTCCTAGGACAAAAGTTTGAGGTGATTGTCGAGGCGTCCAAAGAACGAAACTCACGTCTTATCGAAAAGATCAATAAAGTTCGCGAAGAACTTGGTGAGCCAACATTTACACAGTATGGAAAAGATGCTCCTTGGTGGAGTCCAGTTGCAGCAGTTGAAGAAACTACAGAAGATCTCAACGGACCGCTTCAACTTGACTACAAAGAATGGCGTGGCGGATCGATCACGTATGTCGACGAGGCTGGTGTCACTGTCGGTATCGACATCCGATACGACGATGTCTATGCGCTAAAGAACGGATCGCTTGAACCTCCTGCGCTTCCATTCTTTGTTCCTTTGTATAGCTCAGGCGCACAAGATTCTGGTGAAGGATATTACTTCGCCAAGTCAGGAAAGCGCTATTGGGGAAGATACGGTGCAGCAGGTGCACTGCTACGCCGCGTCAAAGAAGACGGCACGCTTGAGTATCTACTCGCAAAGCGCTCAGCAAACATCTCAGCAGGCGGCGGCCAGTGGGCATGGCCAGGCGGCGCGCACAAGGACAAGAAGCACGCTCAAAGTCCGCAACTTACAGCGTATGAAGAGCTAAAAGAAGAACTTGGTGTCTATCCAGAAGGAATAGATCCGATTGCAACGCACACAAACTTTGTCGAGCCTGATTGGCAGTACGAAACAATGATTGTCGATGTTACTAACAATAGTTCATTGACAGATTCTCTCAAGATTAGCGATGACGAGAATAGTGACCTCGGCTGGTTTACAGAAGACGACATTAGAGATCTCAACGATAACGGCATGCTCCACCCCGCAGTTGCATCGTCGATCGAGCAGGTGCTTGCAATCAGTCGCGTGTATGACAGCCCGCTAGAGCTACCTGTCTATGAACCAAAAGAACAGCCTGAAATGGTTGGTGCACAGAAAATTACTCAAACTGGACGTCCTAAAGTCACTCCAGAAAATCCTTTGCCGCTTTCTGCGTCAGCGATCGATGGAACATATTCAGTAATGGACGCGATCCACCACGTTAAGAATAGCGACGATATTGCTGTAAGTACGTTTGTTGACGGCGGAGATATCGAAGATCTCGAAGTGCGTGCATCAATCGTTGTTGACGAACCTACTGGCGAAAAGAAACTTTCTCTCAGGTTCAAGCTTACCGCATGGGCAGCAGATAGACTGCTAGACCCAATCAGATTTGTGCGAAACAATAACAAAGAAGATGTTATAAATCCTGCAAAGAGAAAAGCTCTAAAACTAAGTGGCGATCTTTCGGAAGCTGAGATCACAGAAAAGCCTGTAATGCCGGCGCAATTCTATGTCGACCCTGCGAGCGGCACAGTTGTTCGGACAGGAGGCCCGGCGAAAATTGTCAAAGTCTCAGCAGCACAAGCCGACACTAACCGCCCAGTAATATATGAAGGCAGCATACTAGTAATAGACGACAGCAAGGGAAAGACGGGCGCGGTCTACGAAATTGTTGATGAAGACGGCGAAGAATTTTTTGTGCCTGACTACAACATACCAATTCAAGAAAGGCCATATGCTCATGACGAGTCGGCCGTGTCGTACGACAATACAGTGAGAATCTATCTACCGCTTGACGCAACAGAAGACCAGATAGCCGCGGCGCTAAGAGCTGCTGGAGTGCAAGATGTGCGAGCAGGCACTAATGAAGATCTTAAAGTAATCGCAGAAAACAGGCTACTAAGTATCTTCAAGCAGTACACTGACCCAGCAAAAAATGTTGAAGATCAGCAAGTCAGAGACGAGTTGCTTGATTCGATAAAGAAGACTGAAAATGTCACCGTTGACGACATTGAATTTAGAATATCAGACACTGGCAGAGTTGAAATGATGTTCTCAGAAGAAAAAGCAAAAGAACTCGCGCAAAGACTTGAAATTGACAGGTTTGAGCATGAAGTACCGAATATGCGTGCTGGAATGATGTATTACGTTGACAATCCTAATATTATGTTTGGTGGAATTTCTGCCGTTCCTAGAGAATACACGGCTACTGCCGCTGCAAAATCAATTCTAAGAACTATGTCTGCGAATAGATTAAATTCAACTATGACAAGACTTTTAGAAGGAAATCAAGACACTGGTTTGTCATCTGACTCTGACATAAAGAAAGGGTCAGCGGACTATGTGTTTACGACTCCGATGAATGTAAAAACGTCTTTGAGCGACTTTACTAGCGAAGACTCCGCTCATGATCTATCGAACACAATATTTGTTTTTTCTGCAGAAAAATTGCTAAGAAGACTTGACATTTATGGAAATAGAGAAGACCAGTTCGGCCAGCGTTTCAATAATCACGACATCTATGCAGAAATAGATCTTTCAACCTATAGGAGCGCATATGAAGCTATGTTTAAGCATGACGTCGACTTTGGAGAGTACTTAACATACATATCAGTAGCTGAAGACATTAGAAACGAAATTCTTGACATGCTAAGTCAGTCAGGAATCACTACGATGTATGGCATTCCAGTAGAAGAACTGTTTGTAGTGCATGGTGATGTTCCTAATAGAGAAAGAATCGCAAAACAAATAGCAGAGAATGCGGATCTTGTTGAAGATATCGAGCAAAAACAACTAAGCATGGGCGCAAACCCACTTGAGTTCCGTGCGTTTACGAACGTAGTCGCAAAGGTGTGGGACTTTGAGTCTGATACTGGCACTACATGGTTCATGCCAGCACCTGACGGATCTAAGATTCTTGGACTTGTACGCCCAGGCAGTGAAAATCCGACTATGGACATCTACGTGCAGGAACCTTCAGGTGGCTTATACTTGTACAGCGGCAGTGACGCTGAGAGCTTGACAGCGTACGACATGACCACGGAGTATATGCGCCGTGCGGTTTCAAAGAGCGGCCTCACGCACACGTTGAGTATTCTGGACAGCAATGACTCTGGAATTGAAAAATTCTTTACTTACATGTATGGCACAGAAGACAACAATGTATTTAGTGGATTTTCTAAGCTAGGAATATCTAAATTTGATCTTCCGCAGTATGTCCCTGCCGGCGTCATAAACCACTATCTTAGCGAAGACACGTGGCGCGAATCTCTTAACAACCTAATTGAGTGGTACTATGATGATAACGGCACCAGAAAAACAACAGACATATCGATGTCAACTGTTCTTGCTTCTTGGGCAGTGTCTAACATGCCGATCGAAGCAAGAGAGGCTCTTGAAACAATGATTGACACTCTTGCAGATGGGATTCGACCAGTCGTCTCAGCAGGAACACCAACGTCTGCCGCTCCAAGCTACGTAAGCTCTCTTGAGTACTTCATCGAAACAGGGAACATTATCGGAGGCATCGCTGGCCTCGAGACAACGTACAACTCTGGAGAAAAAACGATAACGGTGATCTACACGGTTAAGCGACGTGTTCTTGAGAAAGAAGACGGCAAGATCGCGATTGTTCTGGCAGTAGCCACTGACAACGGAACACGACTGTTCGAGCTTAAAGAGCCAACTGATCTGATATTTAACAAAAAAACTGGGATTGGTACATTCTCAACTGCGTCTGCACAATATAGAATACAACCACTTGAGTCTGTATATGCAGAGCATGACAACGAAACTAAGAAAAACAGACAGGCGAAATAGACATGGAAGAAACTACTATGGAACAGCCGGTATGGCCGTCTAAGCTAGACGAGGGCGATTTATTATTTGCTATTGTAGACGGCGGAACAAGCGAAGTTCCGTTTTTAGTCTACTCATCTATGGAGAAAAAAGCGTCTTTTGTGCGAGACAGAGGCGCTTGGCAGAAGGTGGGAGAGACCTTCTTTGAAAAACTAGAAGATCTTCCGAATCACTACGTCGACGACGTTACGATTGACGCCATTGCGATCTATGATGCTGCTGATAAGGTAGGCAAGACTGCTACAATTCTTGATATCTCAAACACAAGCGGTCTAGAAGACACGAGTGTTTCACAAGAGTCCACTGTCCAAGAAGAAGTAGATGGCCTAATAGCATCTGTAGTAATTGAAGAAGAGCAGGACCTTGCTGAAGCACTTATTGAGATCACTAAAAAGCACGGCAAATTCAACAGTGATGATATGGGAGTCTGGGCAGGCTACGAGTCAGCCGATGAAAACGAACTTGCTGACATTGGAGTTAAGTGCGCTAATTGTATTCTCTACGAAGGCGGAACTTCTTGCAAGATTATTGCTGCAGAAGTTGAGCCGGGTGGATATTGCCGATTCGCTCTAATCCCAGACGGTGTGGTGACTGCGGCAGCCTCAAAGCCTGCACCCAAAAAAGACCGCATTTACGGCTCAAAGACAAATAAGCCAGGCTCTGCCGCAGGCGGAAAAAGCATTACATTTTCTGAAAAAACAACAACCGCGCTTAAGAACAAAGTAAAAGAGCATAACGAAAAAGCATCTAAAGGCCGCAAGGTGACTTTAGGAATGCTGAAAGCTGTGTATCGCAGAGGATCAGGTGCGTTCTCAAGCTCTCACAGGCCAGGTAAGACGCGCGATCAGTGGGCAATGGCCAGAGTTAATGCGTATCTTAAGCTTCTGAAATCTGGCTCTCCAAGCAATCCAAAGTACAAGCAAGATAATGACCTTCTCCCATCGGGACATCCGAAGGCCTCGAACTCAACAATGGAAGCCGTCATTGCAGCGATTCAAGTAGAACTTGAGTTTATTGAAGAGTACTTAGAGATCGACGATGACGCGTTGGTTGCTGCTTCAAAAAGTCCTTGCTGGGACGGATATAAGCAAGTTGGCATGAAAAAAGGCAAGAACGGAAACATGGTTCCAAACTGTGTGCCAATCAATGCGTCCAATAACTCTGAGTTTCAGATTGGCGATGGCGCAGAAACTACGTGTCCTCCTGCGACAACAGATATTGCAGTCAATTTGACCAACAGAAAAAAAGCAATTAGAGTTGCAAATTATGGCCCTCTAAATCCTCAGGAGCCAAACGAAGAGTACTGGAAAGAGCGCGCAGCGGTGTGGTCAGTTACTCCAGAAGAAGCACAAAATAGCCTATGCGGAAACTGTGCTATGTTTTCTATTACGACTAAAATTCGACAGTGCATTGCAGACGGCATTTCATCTGGCGGATCTGGAAAAACCGATGCGTGGGACGTTATTGATACAGCAGAACTTGGCTACTGTGAGGCATTTGATTTTAAGTGCGCAGCGAGTAGAACATGTGATGCATGGGTTACTGGCGGTCCAATCACTGACGATTCTGAAGGCAAGGAAGAAGTACAATGATTGTTAAAGTCTTCGGGCAATGCAAAAACTTTGCTCTATTTACGGATGGATCAAACGCAGTAGTAATTGACACACGCACAGGCATGGTCGAGAATGTTGGAGCTCTATCGTCTCTTTCTTCTATTATGCAGTGGGATCAAGGTGCTTCGTCTGTAGAGGAAATGTACACTGATCTTGCACATGGCGCTTTGGCTGACCTAAGCATTGAGACTGTCGTTGCGTCTGGGCGTATGTACACAGTCCCAAAGGCAGTCCAAGAAGAAGCAAAAAGAGCTCTTGAGTGGAGAAAAAAGCACGATCGAGGCGGCACGCCTGTTGGGCTTAACACAGCACGTACTCTCGCAAAAGGCGGCCAAGTCGGCATTGAAAAAATTCGCCACATTGCAAAGTATTTTCCACGCCATGAGGTCGATAAGAAAGCCTCTGGCTACAGACCAGGCCAAGATGGGTTTCCGTCAAACGGTCGCATTGCGTGGGCTCTCTGGGGCGGAGATGCCGCGTGGAGATGGTCTAGACAGATCGTTGAACGCGATAATAATGCAAAGAAGGCGATGAAAGCTAGCGCGTCTGGCAATGACTACGCGGTTGAGTTTTCTGCGTATGAGGCCGATCTAAAGGCATTTAAGGCGGCGCAAGAAGCAGCTACGGATGAAGACGCTCCAGCGTTTATCGCGCGAGTGCGTGACACAGACGAAAGCATCGACAGACTCTATATGATCAGCGTCGACGGAAATCTCTCTGTGTGGGACGATCTTGGTTGGGACGATCTTGGGCAGGTTGATACTGACATTTCAACGATGGATTTGACGCTTGATAGCGCGCAGTCTTCAAAAGACTCGCGGCACATTTTTCTTGACGTCGACTCTGCTTTAGTGCTGTCGGCTCACTTTCAACAGCATCCGTTTAATTCGGTAAAGATCGAAGATCTTGATCCAGAAGAGCACTCACTTATTTCATCTGCCGCAGATGAAATTGACTGGGAGCTTGTTGATAGAGCAATTGTTGCAGCTGGAGAAGAAGAAGACGCACAAGACGGCAACTACACCCCAAAAGAAAGAGCCGCTAACGCCAAAAAGCAGGTACGCGACAAAAATGGTCGCTTTGCTGCAATGGGATCTCGCGTAGTTGTTGGCGGCGATGCAAGTAAAACTGGAAACATCACTAGAATCGATCCAGGAACCGGATCCGTGACTGTAAAGTTCGACGACGGAACAACGCAAAATGTACCTGGCAACTCGACAGAAAAAGCAGAAGACTTTAAAGGAACTGCGATCACACCTGAGGACACGTACACACCGCTCGACACGTCAGGAATTTTAGGCGAACCTCGAGTCCCATCAGACAGACCAAATGCAAGAATTCCAGGAACTCTTCCTCCACTTACTCCAGATCAACTTCAGAAAGTTTTGTACGACTACCCAGCGTGGGTAAAGTCGCAGAGAGATGCATTTGGCACTGGCAACAAGCCCACGCCGCCGCCACAGCAGAGTACATCTGAAATCAAAGCTAAGTATGAAAAGAAGCTTAAAAAAGACAAAGACTACACTCCGTCATATGATGACTACAGAGAGCACCCACTATTTAAGAATCTCTTCAGCAACTATCGTGGCAAAGGGCCAATAGTCTCTGCTGCAGAGCAGCCGTCAAGCTCTCAAGGAGCAGGCGCGCCGCTCACTCCAGACACATCTGACGTTCAGCCCATGTATCTGGCTCTTGTTTCTCCAGACGATCCATCAGCTGTTATGGACCTAATTTCAATTATTCCTGCAAGTGAGAATTCAACAGCTCCTACTGTGTTCAAGAGAGTAGACGGCAAGTGGAATGAAGATCAAGAAATTCTTTCTGATCTCACATCTGCAACTCCGCCTCCTGTAGTACCACTACACGGCGAAGTCTACGTTGAAGTGCTTAGCCAAGTTGACCAAAGCTCAGGAGAAGCGCCCAGCGAGACCGAGCCGCTAGTTGCTGTCGGCGTCGAAGGTGGACTTGATCGTAACCGCGGCCAGGCTGAAAAGCTTCGTCGATACTGGCTCTATGGTAGAGGTGCTTTAAAGATTCGCTGGAATACCCCTGGCGACTGGACACGTTGCTATAAACAGCTCGCTAAATATATGGGCCCTCGCGCAAAAGGCTACTGCTCGCTTCGCCACAAAGAAGCAACTGGCGTGTGGCCCGGCAGCAAGTACAACGTTGGTAAGAGAAACATCAAAGCAAGCGCCGCGTACGACAACGCGTTTATTGCCACTGAAGACGAGTTTATCGCCAAGGCGTACATGAAAGCTGCCGCAGATAGTGCTAGAGAGCGCGTTCTATTGGCCTCTGGAGCATATGAAATTAACGGCAATACAGAATCAGCAGGCTCTAAGTTTGTGATTCCTCTTGTCATTCCAGAAGGCATGGAATCTGGTGACGGACGTAGGTTCGATAAAGGCTCGATCACATACCGTGATCTTCCTCTTCCACTACTGTGGCAGATCAAGACAGGTAGTGGCCATGACGGATCAGTAGTTGTTGGCCGTATCGACCACATGGAGCGCACTGACGACGGTATCGGAAACGCTTATGGTACGTTTGATACTGGCGCATATGGTCGTGAGGCTGAACGACTTGTACGTGAGAAAATTCTTCGCGGCGTTTCTGCTGATCTAGATCAGTTCGAAGCCAAGGAAAAGAAAAAGCCAAAGAAAAAGACAGAAGCCGGTGACATTTCTGAAGATGATGAGGAAATGATCGGCGGAGACAAAATTCATATTAGTCACGCCAGAGTAATGGCGGTTACAATAGTACCGAAACCAGCGTTTCAAGAATGCGGCATCTTTATCGAAGAGCCTGTCTACGCGCTGGACGAAGAGGAAGGTCAAGAAATGGTACCTGACGGAATTTACGTCGAGGACATGGACGAATTTGAGGCGCAATCAATTGTTGCCTGTGGAATTCTTGCTGGTGCAATCCCAGTGGTTCCACCATCTACATGGTTCCAAGATCCAAAACTAACTGGGCCTATGCCACTAACTGTAGACGACGAAGGCCGCGTATTTGGCCACATCGCAGCATGGCATGTCAACCACATTGGCATGACTGCTGGCACTAAGCCTCCCAAGAGCAAGAGCCGCTACGCGTATTTCCACACTGGCGTTGTCCGTGCCGACGACGGTAAGGATTACCCAGTCGGTCAATTGACACTAGCAGGCGGACACGCATCATTGAACGCAAATGCAATCGACGCGGCTCGCCACTATGACGACACCGGTTCAGCGATCGCAGACGTTCACGCAGGTGAAGACGCATACGGCATCTGGGTTGCTGGATCTCTTAGATCTAATGCGTCACCAGAGCAAGTACGTGCGCTTCGTGCATCTGCTCCATCAGGCGACTGGCGCCCAATCGGCGGCTCTCTCGAGCTCGTTGCTGTTTGTCAGGTAAACGTTCCTGGATTCCCAATCGCACGCGCACGCGTTGCGTCTGGTCAAGTGTACGCTCTCGTTGCCGCTGGTGCTCAAGTACTTGCAAAGATGAAGAATGATCCGCTTGCAGAACTCACACAGCGTATTGCAACTCTTGAAGCTGGCGGAAAAGATGAGCTTGCTGCAAAAGCAGAAGATGCACGCCAGCGAGTCAAAGGCACTTCGTTATCTTTGCCAGAAGAAAATAGCGATGCGCTAATTGCGACAGCAAGAGAGCTTTCAGATCGAGTTCGTGTAGCTGACTACGAGTCATTGGGCTACATCTCGATGAAGGACCGTAAGAAGCTTGCTAAAGAAGGCAAGGCACTTCCAGACGGTTCATACCCGATCAGCAACGAGTCAGATCTTAAGAATGCGATTCAAGCATACGGAAGATCGAAGCCTTCTCGTAGAGCCGCAGTTCGCCGTCACATTATGAAAAAAGCACGCGCAATGGACAAGGCAGACCTGATCCCTGAAAAGTGGAAGTCTGCGTCGATTATTGACGAAGAGGCACAAGCGCTGCGAGAGTACACAATTCAGCTCAAGGAGGGGCTTCTGGCAGTGAAAACTGAAAACACAGAAGCAGTTACAGAAAAGGCAGTTTTGGCCGCTGGAGCAAAGTATATCTCCGGTAAGAACCAACCTCGTGACGCCAAGGGCAAGTTTCGCCAAGTACTAGCAAGAATCAAGCAAGACCTTGGAGACAGCGGTCTTCAAAACGTTGTTGAAAAAGTCCAAGAGGCAGAAAACCTAGACGACGCTGGTAACTATGACGCGGCTGTCCAAGCAGCTATTGACCTTATGGCAATCTTTAAGGGGCTAGATACAGGGTCTTTAAACCCACAATCAGTTGAAAACGTTAGAAAAGCGGCAGCTCAGTTAGGTACTGCAATCGCAAACCTTCCGTTGCCGTTCGATCAACAGTCGCAGAAAGTCCGCTACACCGACTTGCCACCTGTCCTCCGAGATCTTATCGAAGACATGATCGAAAAGGTAGAAGAAAAGATTGGCGTCGAAGATGCCAATGAAGCAACTAAGTCGCTAAAGAACTACATGTCTGGCGGAGACGTCTACTCACAAAGTGAAGTTTCCGGCGAAATGTCCAAAATGATGAGACTATTGACGTAATCTACGTTTGATAATATAAACAACAGGTGAGTGCCTTCGTGTGAAAATCACAAAGTCCCTTTCCCTGGACAGAAACCCAGATAAGTTCAAAGGGAACTTATCGTTACTGCTTCCCGAGGAGGGACAGTGGACCGTATCAAGCAAATGCTCGACACGATTACTGAGCTTACAGACGAACAAGTTTCGGAACTGCAAGCCGATATCATGACCGAGTTTGAAACAGTCGAAGGTTCAGATCCAACACCAGATTCAGTCGATGCCATGACTCAACTGGCCGACATGCTTGACGTCGTTCGTGACGAAGCTAAGCGTCGTGAGGCAGTCTCGCAAGAGCTCGCAACACGCGCTAGCGAAGCCGCGATGCGCGTTAAGGGTGACGGTACAGAAGAGCCGATGACAGAAGACATGGAAGAAGCTCCAGCCGAAGAAGAGGCTCCTGAGGAAGAAGTTCCAATGGAAGCTGACGACGAGGAAGAAGAGAAGAAGACCATGTTCGCGACCGATGAGGCAGTTGAACCTGAACTAGAGACAACAACAACAACAACAGCAGAAGCAGAAGCAGCCGTCGAGGCACCAGCAGAAGCAGAAGCAAGCACACAAGAAATCACAATTGCTCCCGAGGTGGAGCAGGAAGGTCAGGAGGCACCAACAATGACTGCCGCCGCACATGAAGAGGGTCAGGACGTTTCGTTCCAGGCTCCCGCTGACCGTGCTCCAATCCAGGTTCGCGAAGCAGCTCCGGTGGTTATCACCGCAGGTGCAGACATTCCTGGCTACACAGCCGGTGCAGAAATGAGCAATTCAACCGATATTGCTGAAGCTATGGTCTCCCGCTTGCACGGTCTTCGCCGTGTAAAGGGTGGCGATGGTGAACAGCACATCGTTGCATCACTAACAACCAAATACCCAGAGTCACGCGTTCTTACGCAGGACACCGAGTCTAACATCGCCAAGATCAAGGCAGTTGCTTCTCCGGAAGCACTGATCGCGTCTGGTGGTCACAGCACTCCATTCGAAGTCAAGTACGACATCTTTGGTTTTGGTACAACTGACAGAGCCATTCGTGACTCACTCCCACGCTTTGCGGCTGACCGTGGCGGTATTCGCTACATTCTGCCTCCAGTGTTGAGTGACTACGGCAATGCTGTCGGTGTATGGACAAACGCAACAGACACCAACCCAGGTACAGACGTTAAGTCAAGCCTTACCATCACAGCTGCAACTGAGACAACCGTCGCTACCGACGCTGTTACATTGCAACTCCAGTTTGGTAACTTGATGACACGCGCTTACCCAGAGTTGGTTGCACGTCATAACGAGCTTGCTCTCATCCAGCACGCACGTGAAGCTGAGCAGTATATCGCTGGCAAGATCTCCGATGCATCAACGGCTATTACGTCGTCGAGCCTCATCGGTGTTGCTCGTGACTTCCTCGTTCAGGTTGGCCGCGCAGCTACAGCGTACCGCTCACGTCATCGTCTTGATCCTGCACAGCAGCTCAAGGTTATCGCACCATCCTGGATCAAGGATGCAATGCGCGCTGACCTCGTCTTGTCTATGCCTGGTGACAGCACATTGAATGTTGCTGACGCAGAAATCGACGGATATCTTGCAGCTCGTGGTGTTAGCATCACGTTCTCGCTCGACCTCGACGTTTTCGGCGCACAGAGCAGCGGAGCAATGCTTGAATTCCCTGACACATTCTCATGGTACATGTTCGCAGAAGGAACATTCTTGTTCCTCGACGGCGGCACATTGGACCTCGGAATCATCCGTGACTCTACTCTCGTAGGAACCAACGATTACAAGATGTTCGTTGAAACCTTTGAAGGTATTGCCAAGGTTGGTATTGAGTCAATCAAGGTTACATCAACCATCAGTGTTAACGGTGTGGCAGCAGCCCTCCGCGACACAACAGGTGGTGCAACAGCAGCTGCGATCGAATACTGATCCAGTCACTAATACTCGTTGCGGGGGCCGCTCAGAAATGGGCGGCCTCCAATACGACTACACACGTGCAATCAACAAATAGGTAAGGAACCTAAACATGGCATTTACAGGAGTATTTACAGCACCTAAAATCGTGCCTTCGGCGTTCGGTCTATTTGACGTAGTTAAGCCTGATACTCGCTCAAAGGAAGACCAATGGGTCCGCGGTTTTTCACAAGAGTGGAACACTGGCATTTATTCTGCAAAGAATTGGGACGACACAGATACCACTTCTTATACTGTTGCCTCCAATGCGACCCCTACTCGCTACGACGAAATCAAACCATTTTTTATCGAGGTTGAGGAGTATCGCTCAACACTAGGACTGCTTGGAGTTGACCACATTGAGCGCGTCAAACTTCAACTTGACGGAATTACGCAAAAAGCGATCGAAACAGAGCTCTGGGACGGTACTGTTCGTATTGGCGAGACCCATGCAAATCGAGCACTAGTTAGCCCTGAAGCGACTATTCTTAACAGCGGAACAGCGCTATCTCCGCGCCGCGCGCTAGCACTTCTAGAGCATACAATCGCAACAGCATCTCCTTGTGGAGAGCAAGGTATCATTCATATGACTCGTGATACCGCATCGTTACTTTCAAGTAACAGCCAAATGCTTTTCCATGAAGCTGGTAAAGATCATCTTCAGACAATGGGTGGAACCCCCGTAGTCGTCGGTTCTGGCTACACTGGCGCGGGTCCAACGGACGCTGCCGGTGACACAGAGACGCCAACAGGCACAAACAAATGGATGTACGCCACCGGTACTGTCAAGGTTGTCCTTGGCGATATCGATGTCGTCACTGACACTCTGTCGCAGGGCTACGATGTGTCAGGCAACCAAAACGACATGCGTCTCAAAGCAATCCGCCCAGCTGCGGTTTACTTCGATACGTCAATTCACCTGGCTATCAGGGTCGATTTGACCGCGTAAAATAGACATAGACATTGACGCAGACAAACCCAAATATTCCAACAAGGAGAAAAGCTTAAATGGCAACTCAAGACTACGCCGCCAGCATTCAGGGTGTGTCAATTCGTGTGACACGTCTCGACGCAGCCGGCAACATGCTTACAGATCCAGGCGACAGCTACACGACAAACGGCTTTATGCGTATGTCGTTCACGCCTGAATACGAAGAAGGCGATGAAATCGTCGAAAAGGCAGCAAACGGAACCGTATGTGTTTCGTACCGTGCACCTGACACATTGAAGAGAGTGACTCTTGAAGTCGCTATCTGCGAACCAGACCCAGAACTTACTCAGCTTATGTCCGGTGGACTTTTGCTTCGTAAGAACCTTGGAACATTCGCTGCACCAGATCGCAAGAGCGTTGGCTGGTCTTCACCAAACATTGGTGACGATCCATCAGGTTTCGGTGTTGCAATCGAGTGCTGGTCGTTCGCTGTCAAAGACGGCAAGCGCGCTGCGACTCTTCCGTACTTCCACTGGGTATTCCCGTACTGCCGCCTTCGTCTTACAGGCGATCGTGTCATTGAAAACGGTATGCTTGCGACAACATTTGAAGGCTACGGAATCGGCAATAGCTTGTTTGGGTCCGGCCTTGATGAGCGTTGGGAGTTCCCACTCGCCGTTGAGCGTCCATACTCGTACGCACGTACAACATGGGCACCGACAGGCCGTAAGGGCTTCTACGAATGGCACGGCGACCTCTCGAAGACAATTTCAAACAGCCAACGCACAGGTTCAACAGCAACACTTACAACGTCAACAGCTCACGGTTTCCGTGTTGGTGACAGCGTGACAATTTCTGGCACAAATGGAAACCCAGCACTTGAAGGAACATACACAATTGCAAGTGTTCCAACAACGACAACATTTACCTACACCACGGCAACAAGCGGAACAATTACTTCTGCTGCTGACACTGGTACGGCACTTGTCGAGGCAGGCTCTTGGACAGTCGACGACTTCCTGTCGCAGGGATCAACAACTGAGACCAACATTCCAGGTGCTTCTGACTTCAACGAAGATGAGGACATTGACTTCATCATCGCTTCGACAGAAGATCCAGCCTCTTAGTAAAAATACGCTTGTATTGAGCGGCGTGCCTTCGGTATAGAATTACCAGGTGCGCCGCTCAGTGCGTATATACGAGAAGTACGAGGAAGTATGACGAATCTGTGGGTCACACCAGAAGAACTCGGCGACTACGCTGAGTCTGAATTTGCGTATGAGGCTGCTAAGTCTGCGTCGAACCTGTTGTGGTCACTGTCAGGTAGAAAGTACAGTGGAATCACGACAGTGACAGAGCGGTACGTCTGCGCCTCGCGGCGTTATCGCTACGGCTCATCTATCCGCAATAGCAACGCTGAGCTGATCAACGGCGAAATATATAACATTCCGTCGAGCGACGTCGACTTTTACTACGACATTACGTCTGATGGAACAGCACAGTCTGCTCGTCTTCGTCTTCGTGGTAGACCAGTAACAAAGATCCACTCGATTAGAAACCGTGTTGGCAAGCTGATCAGTCCTAGTATGTATTACTTAGTAGATCACTCTACGATTCAGGCAGTTGCCGGTGTTCCATGGACGCCTTGCGATGTTGAAGTTACGTATACGTATGGCGTTGAGCCGCCAACACTTGGAAAAATGGCCGCAAGAACTTTAGCTATCGAGTTTGCCAAACTTTGGTCTGGATCAGACGATTGTGCGCTGCCACAACGTGTCACATCTGTGTCACGCCAAGGTGTGTCATATACACTCCTCGACAGCCAGGACTTTATCGATGACATGCGCACTGGCATCTATGCAGTTGACCTCTTTTTAAAGTCCGTTAATCCAGACAAAGCGCGTGCAAAAGCAAGAGTGTTTACTCCTGATATTCCGCGCGCTCGTCGCTACAATCCGAAAGCTCTCAAGCTCGGGCTAAGCGACCTCGACGTCAGTGTCCCCGTCGATGGTGACAAGACAATAGAAGTAACCCTTGAGTCAATTAACGCTGGATTTCTAGCTGACGAAATTGGGTGGACTCCATACTTAGTTCTTAGAAACTATGCTGAGACGTTTTCAACAACTATCACTGATTCCGTGGTTATATCAGATCCGACACCAGCAGCAAAATCGGTATCTAACAAGTCCTTAACAAGCAATGTCGCTACACTAACAACGAGCACTGCTCACGGTATTGCCGTAGGCTCTGCGATCGTAGTTGCTGGAGTCGACGCTACTTTCAATGGTAGCTACACTGTCATAGCAACGCCAACTACAACAACTCTTACCTACGCAAAGATCAACGCAAACATCGTGTCAGCAGTTGCGACTGGCACAGTCACTGCCCCGACTGACGATGTCTTAGCGCTCACTATTACGTACGAAGAAGCCCGCAAAGCTATCGGTCTAGTAGATCCAGGCACTTACGATCTTTATGCCTCAAGAACTAATGGCGAAGAGACTGAAATTATCTACATTGGCTCTGGAAACTTAGTAGTTAAGCTTTCAGAAGACACCGCAACCGCATACACACTAGGATAAGACATAGTTATGGGAATCGTAGATATTTCACAAGTAGATGAAGGCGCGCTCAATATTGTCGATTTTCTCGACGGTGTCCTTGAGCGTGTCGAGGCAGTGTTTCAATCATACAATGTACCGCTACCGTCGCGCAGGTATTGGACTGTAGGCCAAACTGCGATCGACTGTGAGCAGCTCGTCGTAACTCTTCTTCAAGTATATCTCGGGCCTCCTGGAGACCAAGCGTCGGCTCCCCAGCGATGCAACATGCCGCGAACAGCGGTAATGACTGTAACAATTGCAAGAGAAATCCCTGTAGTAGGCCAGAACGGACGTCCACCGTCTGCTGAAAAAATCACTGATGGTTCTAAAATTTCAGCGATTGACGCGTACGTTTTGATGAGTTCCATTAACTCACTCGACATGTGGGAATCCGGCGGGTACGGTGTTGGCGTTATTGCGACCGCCGACGTTACTCCACCCGAAGGTGGATTTCAAGTCGTCAACATGCAGTTGACAATGGCAATTCCATGATCCAGCGCGGCGTCGGCCCACGCATCACAGGCGTCTTTGTCTGGAACTATCCAGAAAAAATGCACCTACTAAAGGACCCTACTGGGCCACTAGGACAGTACCTATATAAGCGTGGCGAGGCAATTCGTATTGCTGCGATGATGCACGTAGGTAAGAACACTGGAAATCTTGCTAGATCAATGAAGCTTGAACTAAAGACAGCGGTGTATGGCCAGAACATGATTGTTGGGTCTCCGCTAAACTACGCGTACTACGTACACGAAGGTACTCGCCCTCATATGATCCATGCAAGAGGCGGCGTATTACGCTTCTCAAAAGGCTCACGAGTTATCTACTCAAGGCAAGTCATGCATCCAGGAAGTAAGCCGCAAAAGTACCTGTCAACGTACCTTCCTCTGGTATTATTGTAAATAGTTCGTGGAACCTCCACGTAGGACGAAATTTACGGAGAAAGTAAGATGGCACGTTTTAAGGATTTTGGATCTGGCGGTACCGGCGCAAAGGCCGAGCCGATCACGTTTAAACTACACGATGAAGAGTTTACCTGTCGAGGAGAGATCCCAGGCAAGGTAGTTTTAGACTTAGTCGCTAAGTCCGGCTCAGATGACCCATCTGAGTCTGCAAAAGTAATTGAAGGATTCTTTGCAATTGTTCTTCAGCCTGAGAGTTTAGAGCGCTTTAACGAGCTCGCTGTAGATCCAGACAGAATAGTCTCAATGGAAACTCTATCAGACATTGTTGCCTGGCTTGTTGAGGAATACACTAACCGCCCTACGTTGCGGCCAGAAGCTTTGCCCAGTGGGCAATAGACGTCTGGCCGTATCTTAATGGTAAGTGCACAGTCTCTGGAATTAGACTAGAGCACTTAGAATCATGTGACATGTTTGATGTTATTCATTACATGTTCGAAGTCGACTCTCTTCCGCCAAGTGCAGAAGTTGCTGAAGCACGCGACTCTATTCGCCATAGTATCTATAGCGAGCTATACGGTCGAGAGTATAAATACGGCGCAAAAAAGACTAAGCAGCTAACTGGAGATCCGGAAATCGACTATCCACTCGATGATAGTGACATTCCAGTGCCTGTAGACCCGTTTGAGAGATCTCAAATGACAAAACCATACGTTTCTCCTACATCGTTTGATGATGCGTCTCCTAATCCTTTTGGCGGCATACTAGACGCCCCACTCAGGTAGTCTAGGATGTAATAGAATAATGACGACGCAACGGAAGGAGGTGAAGTGACATGGCATTCGTCGGCTCAGCGTTTATTCAAGTAATTGCAAACACGTCCCAATTCGACAACGGAGTTCAACGTGCTATTGACCGTCTAGAAGACCGCTACGGTGACGCAGGCAAGAACATTGGTGTTTTATTCGGTAAAAAAGTTACTGCAAGCTTTAAAGATCTTGACAGAGCAGCTGTACAGACTTATCAAGGATTCAACCAGCTCATTGAGCGAAGCTACTACGTACAAGGCGCTCTTGCTGCGTTTGTTCCAGTACTTAGCGCCGTTGTCTCCGGCCTAGTAGCTTTAGTTGCGCAGATCGGCGCAGCAACTCCGGCGCTTATCGTGTTCCCAAGCGTCATCGGCGCGATGATACAAGGAATGATGACGCTCAAATTTGCTCTGGGCGGGATCGGCAAAGCGCTGCAACAAATGGGCACAGGCGCAGGCGACGCGGCAAAAAAACTTAAAGACCTTCGAGACAGAGCTGCAAAAGCCACAGACGCGCTAATACGAGCTGATTGGAGACTTAAAGACGCACAAGACGCGCTAAACAGATCATACGCGACAGCACTTGAAAGAATTCAACAGCTAAACTTTGATTCAGAAGACGCCGCGCTATCTCAACAGCGTGCTGCAATGGCTCTTGAAGGTGCACGTGAAAGCTTAAAGCGAGTTCAAGACCTTCCGCCAAACAGTAGAGCTCGTAAAGAAGCTGAACTTGCGTTTAAAGAAGCCGACTTAAACTACAGGCGCGCTGTAGACAGAAACAAAGATCTTCAAGAAGAACAAAAGAAAACAACAAATAACGGAGAATGGACGAGCGAGCAGCAAGTCGAAAACTCAGATGAAGTTGTTGACGCCTCAAGAAGACTTCTTGATGCAGAAATGTCGTACGCTGCCGCGCTTAAAGATCGTAAAGAAGCAGTTGAAAAACTTAAAAAAGCAGAAAAAGGAATCTTTGATGATGTTGGCGGTGCAAACGCACTCGGAAAGCTAACAGAAGCTCAGAGAAAGTTTGCTGAATTTATTGACGGCCTAAGACCACACATTAAGGACTTAAAAGTCGCCGCCGGTGAAAACTTATTTGTTCCTTTAACAGATGCAATTCAGAACCTTGTAGATAACTTTAAAGAACCTCTTATCAACATGCTTCGCGATACCGGCGGCGCACTTGGCGACGTCGCATTGCAGCTTTCTAATGTAGTCACAGAAAAAGACAACATAAAAAACTTTGAGATCGTCACCCAAACTAACGTCCAGACAATCAAAGATCTTGGCATAGTGTTTGGAAATCTGTACGACTCGATGCTGACACTCTTGGCAGCGGCATCTCCACTCATTAATAAGTTCACTGACTGGCTGACAGTAATCACTGATGGCTGGAAAAACACGCTGGAAGCTAAACAACAAACCGGCGCATTAGCTGATATGTTTGACTACGCCGGTGAAGTTGCCGCAAACCTAGGCGACATTATTGGCAACCTTATTGGCGCGTTTATGAACATTGGCCGCGCTGCAGCGGGCCGCGGCAGTGGCGGTGAGATGATCGTTACCTCGATCGAGGAATGGTCGCAGCGCTTTGAAGAATTTACTGCTAAACTGCTAGCTAATGGCGAGCTTGAAGAATTCTTTAGAAAAGTATCTGACGTTTTCTTAAAAGTTCTTGGATACATCAAGGACATCGGCAAAGCGTTTTTAAAGTCAGGTGCAACAGACGAGACCGGCAAATCTGTCGACTCAATGGGTGGAGCCGTAGACAACTTGATTGGCGCTTTCGAAAAAATTGTCGCGGCTGGACCAGCATTTGCAAACTTCTTAGTACAGCTTACTGGATTCATTAAAGCTGTTTCAGAATCTGAAAGCATTAAACTATTCTTCGGCGTGTTAAGTGAAGCACTTTCGATCCTTAACAAGATTCTTAGTAACGACGCAGTTGCAGGTATTTTTACAGTTCTTGCCGCGTATCATGGACTACGCCTAGGCGTTGGACGCGTCGGAAAAGTAATCGGCGGAGTTGGAAAATACATCAAGGGTGACTTCCTCAGCATGGCCGACGTAGTCGGTAAATTCAGGACAGCCGCGTATCGCATGCATCTTGTTTTTAGCGCGTCTGGTCGTAAAGTTCTAAAATCGTACTTCAACTTGTGGAGTAAAAATTCTAAAATCTGGGCGCATGTAACTAGAATTCAAGGAAAGCTTACAAGTGGCACTAAGGCGCTAAATAGTGGAATGAAGGCTATTGGCCCTGGCACAAAGAAAGCAACCGGATCGATTCAAGCGTTTGGCAAGGCCACTGGTGCAAAAATTGTCGCCGGCATGAAAGCGTTTGCTGGCGGCGTCAAAGCTATGGGTCTCGCGATGAAAGCCGCATTTGTAGCTAACCCTGTTGGAATGATAATTCTTGCAATCGTCGCATTGATCGCTATTGTTGTCGTCCTGTACAGACGATTTGAGTGGTTTAGAGATTTTGTTGACGCGGTCTGGAATGGGATTAGGGTTGGTGCTGAGTACGCGTGGAAAGGTATTCTTATAGCGTTTGAGTGGGTCTGGGACGCAATCGGCACAGCCATATCGTGGACTTGGGAAAATGTAATTAGGCCAGTCTTTGGATTTATTGGTGCTGCGTGGAACCTTCTATGGGACGGCATTAGACTGTACTATACGACTATTTGGACTATCATTACTACCGCAATTTCTTGGGCATGGGAAAACGTAATTAAGCCAGTCTTTGGATTTATTGGCGTGGCATGGGACCTTCTATGGGACGGTATTCAGTTTTATTTCAATACCATATGGACCATCATTACTACCGCAATTACATTTGCATGGAATAACATTATTCGACCAGTATTTGAAGCAATTGGCACAGTATTTAGCAACATTTGGTCTGGAATTCGAACAGCATTTTCTCGTGCGTGGGACTTCATTACAGGCGCAGTTAGAGGCGCTACATCTATCTTTGGTGGAGTGCGCGACACAATTGTTGGCGCATTTAGAAATGCCATTAACTTTATTATTCGCGCGTGGAACGGCCTAGAATTTTCAATTCCAAAAGTAAAAGTCGCCGGCATTTCATTTGGTGGATTCACTATTGGACTCCCAGACATCCCAGAACTTGCCGAAGGTGGTGTGATCAACCCATCACCGGGCGGAACTCTTGCCCGCATCGGCGAAGCTGGAAGAGCAGAGCGTGTAGAACCTCTCGATCCCGACGGCCTGTCAAAGCGCGACAAAGCAATGATCGCACTGATGAGCAATGGCGGTGGGATAAACATCACCGTCAACCCATCGCCTGGAATGGATGAAGTAGAACTTGCCAGCGTTGTGTCTCGTCAGCTCGCATTCCATATGCGCAAGGGAGTACTTTAGGTAGAATATGAATAAGACATTGGAGACAACATGCCAACATTTTTAATTGACGGACTAACACCATTACCAGAAAACGGTGAGACTGGTTGGGGTAATAAGCTAAACACTGCCATTACTTCTATCGATGATCGATTTACTTGGACAACCGGAGAGGCAGTAGTAAAAAAAGTAGCCGCGTCTGGAATCACTGGAACTACACTACCAGTAACACTTACGAGCTCTAGCCTTACAAGTCTAGGAACGCTTACAGGCCTCACCGTGTCAGGCACAACTACTGCAAGTGACTTGGTGTCGTCTGGTGCATCGTTTGACTTAGTCAACACAACGGCTACAACTGTCAACTTTGCTGGTGCCGCAACCGCTCTAACAGTCGGCGCAACGACGGGGACAACAACAGTTAGAAATGCTCTGGTTGTCACTGGTAACTTGACTGTCAATGGCACAACCACGACTGTCAACTCAACTACAATTTCTGTAGACGACATCAATGTCGTTCTTGGTGATACTGCGTCTCCTACAGATACTTCTGCCAATGGCGGCGGCATCACCCTTAAAGGCGCGACTGACAAGACGATTAACTGGGTACAGTCCACAGCTGCTTGGACGTCGTCTGAAGACTTCAACTTGCTCACTGGCAAGGTCTATGAGATCAACGGTACAACTGTTCTTAGCGCGACAGCTCTTGGCTCTGGAGTTACTGGCTCTTCACTTACCAGCGTCGGAACAATTGCAACTGGCACATGGCAGGGTACAGTTGTCGCTGGTCAGTATGGCGGCACAGGGGTAGCTAATACGGGTAAGACGATTACAGTTAGTGGCAATACAACAATCGGCTCTAGCACGCACACGGTTGCATTTGTGACTTCAGCAAATACGTCTGTAACACTTCCAACAACTGGAACTCTTGTCAACGACGCTGTTGCTACTCTGTCTTCACTTACTAGTGTCGGCACGATTGCCACTGGTACGTGGCAGGGTACAGCTATTGCCGGTCAATACGGTGGCACAGGAGTTGCGAACACTGGCAAGACAATTACCCTTGGCGGCAATCTCACAACGTCTGGCGCTTTTGCTACAACTCTTACAGCAACTGCTACTACAAGTGTAACTCTTCCAACTACTGGAACTCTTGCAACTCTTGCTGGAACTGAAGCATTGACTAATAAGACCTTAACTAGTCCGGCAATAACAACAAGTCTCACCACTGGCAGCACGTCATTTGATCTCGTCAATACGACAGCAACAACTGTTAACTTTGCTGGCGCTGCTACAGCGCTAACTATCGGCGCTGCAACCGGAGCAACAACAATAAACAATACCTTAACAGTAGTTGGCAGATCGAGCGGCAGCTCAAAAATAACAACAAGTGGTGGAATTTATGGCACTCTATTTATTCAACCCAATGAAGTAACTGGGTCAGGAAATCAGTCAGCTCCATACATAACTTTGGCAGGGGCCGACGCAGTAGGAACAGGGGTGGTAACTGGTGGTCCAGCAGCTTTGTACGGAGGAAGTGCCTCTGACGGAACGACCAACAATGGTGGAAACGCATTAATCGACGGCGGCTATGGAAGCACGTCAAGCGGAACCGTGTCAATCGGAAACGCATACGCGTCTGCAGTAAACATCGGTCGCACAGGGATAACAACAACCGTAACTGGAGCGCTCACTGTTTCAGGCACAACAGTCCTCGGACCAGCGTCTATCGCAACTCAAGCGTCAGCGCGAACACTTACACTTGCAGATCAAGGCAAGGTCATTGATATGACTAACACTTCTGACGCAGTACTAACAGTTCCTCCCAACTCATCAGTTGCATTTCCTGTCGGCGCGCAAATTCTGGTTATCCGCAACGGAACAGGCAAGGTATCTTTTACAGCCGGCGCAGGAGTTACTCTCCGTTCTGACAGCTCTAAACAGTTTATTTCAACTCAGTATTCTGCAGCAACACTTGTACAGCGCGCTACTGATGAATGGTACTTGATTGGTAACTTGGCAGCCTCGTGAGATCTGGTTTTTTTGCTGCAGCCGCAAGTAGCGGAAGTGGGCCTGGTGCTCCTGGCGTTGTTACTAACGTTGTAGGCACGGCGGGAATCGAACAAATTAGCCTTACATGGTCTGCGCCAATAAGTAATGGCGGCAGTGCCATTACTGACTACACGGTTCAATATTCAAGCGACAGTGGCTCAACATGGCTAACGTTTACAGACGGCGTATCAGCGACCGCGTCTACTACTGTTACTGGTCTTTCGGCTGGAACTTCGTACACGTTTAGGGTACTGGCGAAAAATGCCATTGGAGACGGTCCATACTCCACGGCATCTGCTGAAGTGGCAACTGCGACAGCTCCAGGAGCGCCGGGCACGCCCACGCCTACAGCAAGTCAAAATACACAGGTTCCACTTTCATGGACAGCGGCAGCCAGCAACGGTTCTGCTATCACGGATTACATAGTTGAGTATTCAACTTCTGCGACGTTCGCTTCGTCTGTTACAACGTTTGCTGACGGAACATCTACTTCAACTAGTGCAACCGTAACTGGTCTTTCTAACGGAACTACTTACTACTTCCGAGTAGCGGCAGTCAACGCGGTTGGAACTGGCGCGTATTCTTCTATCTCAGCAAGCGCTGTTCCTTCGACTGTTCCAGGCGCACCAACCAGTGTTTCTGGAACACCAAACGGAGTAACGGCATCAACCGTTTCGTGGACTGCTCCGGCAAGCAATGGCGGCTCAAGCATAGACGGTTACAAGATTGAATACGCTCTGTCGCCTTATTCGAGTTACACGGTTTTCAACGCGAATACAGGAACTACCGATACGTCAATATCTGTAACTGGACTGAACAACGGAGGATCTTACAAGTTTAGAGTTTCAGCAAGAAACGCAGCTAATGGTTTTGGTACTACAGCAGAATCTGGAGTGGTTGTTACAAACATAGTTCCTGGCGCTCCAACAATAGGAACGATGACTCTCAGTACTACTAACACTACGGATTCGTTGGCATGGACCGCACCCACCGCAAACGGCGGTAGTGCAATTACTGGATACGTGTACCAGACAACAACTGACAGTGGTTCTACTTTTGCAACTGCTGCAGCAACTGGCTCTACTTCCACTACTAAAACATTTGACCCTGGATATACAAGTACCACAACTAAAGTAAGAGTAGCGGCAGTCAACAGTCTTGGAACCGGTCCATACAGTGCCATATCCACGGTCGGTTATGGTGGTTGGACATCTACCGCAGTTACTATTGACAAAACAGACTGCCCCCTTCCAACCTGTTCTGCTTGTACTGCGTCTGTCTGCAGTTGTGGGGCATGTTCTAGTGGCTGCGGCACTCAAACTTGTACCTGCACAGCCGGAACGAGAGGAGCATCCACTAGAGGAACTGCTTCTAAAACTTGTTACAAGTGGACAAGAGGCGCGCAAGAAACCGGTGCTAGTTACAATCAAAACAGTACCGCGCCATGTGATGCTGCTTTCTCTACGTGTACGGCTGGAACGTGCGGTGACTGCTCGGCAGAAACATGTACTTCATGTTCAGGTTGCGGTAATTGGTCCGACGCCAATGTTTCTGGTACCTACGACTACCCCGGCCATGGACTTCAGGCTTTTACATACATTGAGGAACAGACTGTTTTCGCTAACACCCCGTATATTTACATGAACAACGACCCGCAAGGAGTTATTGTCCATGGCGTCAACTGCGGTGGTCCCGCAAACGGTAACTATTATGCTTACGATCGTGAATACTGTTCCGCTTCCAATACTCACAGAATCACGCCGGTCGGATGCGTAGACACCGTATTTGTTAAGTAAGTTAAATAACCACTTCTTCTAAATGCTGAGAAGTAAACTTGCGCGGGAACTCTTCACGTTTTGCCTTAAACCATGCAATCATGTTTTCCGACATCTGTGGGAAGTCTTCAACATAATCTCTGAAGTTTTCATCACCTTTTAGAAACCTAGCGAGGTGCATTTCTGGCATTGCGTCAATCTCGTCAAGAATTTCTTGTGGCGGGTTTAGGGTGTCAAATAGCATCTTTGAATAGACTGCATGTGGGTGCTCAGAGTTAAATGGCTCTTCGGTCATAAAAGACCATTCACGAGTGTTCTTAAAAAATTCACTTAACGATAATCCCGAACGCGTTGCACCAGGGTAGTCCCCTTCTTGAAGTTCCGGTGCATGATATGACCGTCCGTCTAGTCCTGGAGTCGAAACTTTAGTAAAAACAATACAAAACAAAGGGGAAACATCAAGCACTATTTCCGACATTGATACATGATGAATAGAATAATTAATATCTAGATATGGATTGTATTTACCTAAAACTAATTCTTCATCTTCAAAATCGGTGTTAATGGTCGTCGATTCACAATAATAAGTCATGGTATCGCACCTGCCCGAACGGGGGACGTTATATCCATCTATAATGAACATCGACTTTGCCAATATAAATTTTCCTTGATTCAGAACATTTGGAGCCTTAAAAATAATTTTTTCTGGGAGCCTGTACCCTCTTTCCATTATTGGTTTCCAGCAAGTTTTCTGTCAATAATGATTAAATTTTTGCAGGTCTGATTAATGGTTCCGTACATTTGAGCAAGATGTCTGTTCTCTTCCGTATATTCAGGTATTTCCCATGTTTCGTACTCGAAATCCATCGGGTCAATACCAACACGAATGCATAATTGAAAGAGTTCTTTATACATGAAAGAACGCACTTCTGTTAGCGACGCCGCTTTGTCTTCTTCTGTCAAGAATTGCTCTAATCCCATGATAAACTCCTTCATTTTCAGTGTATAGGTATAGTATCATACACAACTAGTTTAGATATGAAATGGAGAGATTTTTATGAGCTCAGCATGGGACGAATGGAAAAAGAGAAACGCCGAAAAGCAGAGGCAGGGCATAGTTTCTCCTATAGATTTTATCAATCCTCAGACTAAATATGCCTCAGACGAAGAAAAGGATAGAAGGTACTCTATTTGCGAAGAGTGCCCCCACTTCCTCGTAACAAAACAGTGCTCAAAATGCGGCTGCTTTATGCCTGCTAAAACTACTTTGCTACACGCCTCGTGCCCCATAAATAAGTGGTAAAACTTGCGTTTAGCTGCCAAGTTCAGGCAAGTACACCGTACAAGACTAGGATAGAATCGCTACAGACGAATGATCTGTACTGATGAACGTAGCCGAAAACGAAGAAGAGAAGAAAGAGCGCAAAAATGACTACCACTACATATGAAAATATCTATGGCTACGGCATAGGTCCATATGGCTCTGAGGCGTATATTGACGGCCCGTCGCAGGCATATGAAACTACGACTGTCAACGTATCTCTTAGCCCTCTTCCTCCTCCAGTCTTTACTGGACTTAAACTTCAAGAGGACATTCTTTTTGGTGATTTAGTGCTAAACAAAATTGACTCAAATGGAGTGGTCTGGGTGTGTACTGATATTCAAGGCTGGTGGGATCTTCCGGAGCCTGAGTTCCCAGAGCTTACTCGAGGGTGGGGCGACGGCTCGTATGATGCGCGTGGACGTTGGCAGGCTCGCGACATTACGCTAACAGGATCGTTCATTACTAAAAACCCGAGCAATGTTCCGACAGCGAGAAACACGCTCATCAATGCCGCCAATCTTGTTTACGACGGTGCGTGGCTAAAGACAAGAGAAAGCCCTACAAGAGCCGCGTTTGTGCGACTTAGCGGTCGACCAGAAATTGCGACAGTAAATGCAAGAGGTCGTACTGACTTTTCGATCGGGCTACGCGCAGCAGATCCGCTTAAGTACTCGTGGAATGACTCAGATCCAGAAGGCTACGATCTCACAACTATTCCATGCAAAAACGTAGCAACTAGCGCTACTGGGCAGGCAACAATCACTAACGTTGGAAATGCAGCCGTCTCGATCTTTATGGAAATCACTGGCCCTGTCGTTGGTGCAGCGACGATTTATAACGAAACGTCTGACGAGCTCTTTACGATTGTCGACCCGCTACGTGGAGCAGAGACGCGGACAATTTCTAATAAAGCGCTGACAAGCAATGTCGCTACACTGACAACGTCAGCAGTGCACACTCTACAGATCAACGACATAGTTACTATTTCTGGTGTTGACTCTACATTCAATGGCGAGTACTCAATTACTGATATTCCAAGTAGCACAACATTTTCTTACCTAAAAACTGCAACAAACGTAATATCAACTGCCGCTAGCGGCAGCGCTGTTAGAACCGCTGATGTTATGGAAATCGACACCTACACTCGAGAGGTTGCGGTGAACGGAATTACTACAGGCGCACGAGCAATGATTGATGCTCTTGTCGACTGGACGACACTGTCCGCTGGCGCAAATGTTGTAAAATTTATTGACGAAGGCGCTGCAAACTCAACCGCGTCGCTAAAGATATATTACAGATCTGGATGGATTGGATGATTATGAAAGACGTACCATGGCTGCATTTGACACAGTAGTACCTATATATAGATACTTTGTAACAGACTTACTTACAAACGATGTGCTCGCTGAGGTGCCTTTTACTGGCGTCAGCTATGAGCGCGCTATTAAAAGCGCAGGAAGCTTTAGCGGAACAGTACCTGTTCTCGACAAGACATCAGCTATGGATCTGTATGACAACACAATGCCAGGGCGCACAGGCCTATACATTGTACGCAACAACGAATGCGTGTGGGGCGGAATCATTTGGTCACGCTCATATTCAGTTACAGATAAAAGCATTTCTGTCAATGGCGCTGAGTTTACTAGCTACCTGTACCACAGAAACATCTGGAAAACGTTTAGCCACGAATACTCAGCAACTTTAACAGCATCTGGCGGTGTGTCTAGTGTTGTCTTAGACACAGGGTCATACCCGTTTACAGCTAACATGCCAGTAAAGATTACGATTCCTCAAAACTTGTCAGCTGACCAATCTGGAGCGTATGACATTGCGTCTAGTCCTTCACCTACGTCTACGACTTTTTCGTTGGCAACGCCTGGAGTTCTTAATGCTGTGTACACAGGCGTAACCGTAACTGTTCGCGTAGACACATATGACTACGTAAGAAGTCTTGTTGTAAACACGATGGAAGACTTTGTAGATATTGAGTTTCCAAACAACGAGATTCAGCCAGCTAAAAAGTTTATTGACACTGTTACGCACAAACAATTGACTTCAAATGAAGCAACTCTTACTCTTTCTGCAGCACACGGAGTGCAGCCAGGTCAAACTATAGAAGTGACAAATATTGGTGCGCCGTTTGATGGCGTATTTACAGTTACACGTGTTACGGCTACGACTGTAACGTATGACCGCACGAATGCTAATGTTGCGTATACCGCAGTATCTCCAACAACATTTACTGTTAGCTATAAGTCGAACTCTGTGCCAGAAGACACGACTATGCCATCTGCGTCATTTTACGCAACAATTGAAACGGCAACGACTCCTACTTTTTCTGCTGGAGATTTGATTGAAATTAGCGGAGTAGATGATCCTGCTGGGACTGAAGCAATCTTTAACGGAAAACGCTACGTTGAGAGCGTAAATTCGTCGACTAAGAGAGCTGTTTATTACAGTGCCAGTCCAACTGCGGTGGCTTACACTGGTTCACCAGTTGGCGGTCTTGTCACTATCACACCGTCAATCGTGTACGGAACATATGGATCATATCCTAGCAACTCAGATATTGGCATTGAGTTTTCGACTGAAGAATACAGTGGAGTGTCTGTCGCAAACAAACTTTACCGTGGCAGTGAACTTCGCTCAGTTGGCGAAGAACTCGACGAGTATTCAGACACTGTTGACGGCTTTGAATACAGAATTGATTGCGACTACGACACGGTAACTGGGTCGTTCAAGCGCACGTTCGTGCTAATTCCAATTAACTACCCGGATCCTCCGCCTGCCGGAGAACCGTCACCAATTGAACGCTTTGGTGCGCAGAATTTGATCTTTGAGTACCCAGGAAACGTGATGAACGTTGAAATGGATGAATCTGCAGAAGACGCTGCCACGCGATTTTTTGTTGTTGGATCAGACGAAGCACTGTCTGGAGATTCAAGTCAACCATATGCTGTTGCGACTGCAAATGATCTTCTTCTGCAAGGTTGGCCGCTTCTAGACTCAGAAGAAAGTCGAAACGGTGAGTTTGACGAAGAAAAACTTTACTCGCACGCACAGCGATACTTGTCTGAATTTAAGCCGCCTGTGTCTGACATTAAAGTAACTATCAATGGATCCGTCACGCCTGTTGTAGGTTCGTATGACCCTGGCGATTGGTGCTGTCTTATTATCGATGATGATTTTGTACAAATGCGACTGTCAAGTCAACTTGAAATTCGTAGCGAAATACTGCTACGCAAAATTGAGTCGTATAAAGTGTCCGTTCCTGACGGATCGTCATTTCCAGAAACTGTTGAGTTAAATCTCATCACTGAGTCGGAGGTCGATAAAATTGGCGAGTAACCTGAGAAGAAGTAAGCGTACTATTGGAAGACGCTTAAGCTACATTGAGACAAAACTCAATGTGTCACGTAGATCAAACATACCAAGAAGACTGGCGCCTGGTGCTGTGACTGGGCCGTCGCTAAGTCCTGACGTGAACTCAACGCTGAGCACGATTCAGACGACAGCTGATGGAAAAAATAGCATCTATCGACAAACAACACAACCGACTGGTGGGTCGTACGTCGAAGGCGACCTTTGGTTTGACACTGATGACGGCAACAAATTTTATCGCTACACTAGCGGAGTATGGACAGGCTTTACGCTAGGAAATAGCGCGCTGGCAAGTATTAGTGCAAACAAGATTACAGCAGGATCTTTAGACGCAAGTGTCATTGTCACATCAAACCTTGACGCTGGGCAGATCACAGCTGGAGCCCTCAATAGCATCGAAATACGCGCAGGCGCACCCGTTGGAGGTCTGTACCCATTTCGTGTAGAAACAAATGGCACTATGCGCGCAACAAACGCGAATATTGCTGGCACAATTACTGCCAACGATGGCAGTATTGGTGCCTATCAAATTTCAGGTGGGTCGCTAACAGCAAGTGCTGCGTCTGGCGACTTTCTTACATCAATAACATCAACTGTTACCATGAATAGTAACGGTACAATTTCATCTAACTATAACTATAGTTCAATTTTTGCCACCTATTACACTACAATAAGCTTAAACGGGCCAGACTCAGAGGGCGGGATAAAAGTTGAAGGGACAGCAAGTGGGTCGTATTTATATAGTGAAATGAGATCTTCATTTATCAAAGCAAAAACTGTCTTTAGAGACTTCGAATCAGCTTATTCTGATAGAAGATTGAAGACAAATATAACCGATATGGACGCTAGTTATGCAAAAAATGTCTTAAAAAATGTTCAACCAGTGAAATATAATTTAATAGATGACGTAGATATTGATAGATATGGATTCATTGCTCAAGACGTTTATGAAATCTACCCAAGTGTCGTCTTTACAGGTTCAGAAAAAGATGGCTTGCCATGGGGCATTGACTATTCAAAACTTAGTGTTATTTTATTTCCTGTCTTAAAAGAGGTACTAGCGGAATCTGACATTTTGAAGGAAAAAGTTAGTGAACTAGAAGATCGCATTAGTGCTCTAGAGAGTATGTAAGATAGATACAACTTAAATTGTATATCTTGATGTAAAATTGTAACCAATACCAGGTGTGGACTATGGTAGTTTATAGACAATAGTTCGCATAGAAATGACAGAAAAATGATTGAAGTAAAAGACGGATCAAGGATTCTTAAGTTTAACGGAACCCTGCTTGGAAAGTCCTCGTCACATAGGCATGGTTCGCATCGTTGGATTGAGTTTGAGCTCTATAAGACAGAAAGTGGCTCGTACGTTTTGTCACGTGTGGGCGTTTCAACGATTTACCACAGCGCAGCATGTCCGCTCGTAAAGCGATACGGACTAACAGAAGTTGGCGTTAGCGAGCTGCGCAAGGACGTGATTCCATGCGACGACTGCAGACCGTCATTTGCCGCTGAACTCGTATTTCCTGAAAAAGATCGCTATTGGGCACAAGTAAGCGATGAACCATCAGCAGTACTTGAAGCATTATACAAGTACGATAATAGCGGCGCGCGGTATCTTACAAATGTAGCTCAGCGCCTTCTTGACGATGCCGCGTCTATTGATAAAGGAATTGAGTCAGTCTACAGAATTGAAATGATTCCTTAGATCTGACGCACGTACGTGGTACGATTTCTAAATCAAAGACTGAGAGACACATGTTTATCGTAATAGAAGGCACAGACGCGTCAGGGAAAAGTTCACTGATCGCTGAAATACAAAAACAGCTCGGCGCAAATGTTGAGCTATTCCACAAAGGGCGGCCAGAAGTAGAGTCACGCCGCTGGGTGCTCGACGAGTATGTTATCAATGTGTCAAACAGCTACTCACTAAACAGGGATAAAGCGCACCTGTCTGATCGGTGGCATTGGGGCGAGGTAACATACGCTCCGCTAAAGCGCCCGCACACTGACACCGACGGCTTCGGTCTGCTTGGCGTGGCAGGTTGGCGCTGGGTTGAGCTGTTCTTACTGTCGCGCGGCATTACTCAATTCTGGTTATACCAGCCTTTAGACGTTATTTCCCAAAGACTACAAGATCGTGGTGACGATTTTGTCAGTGTTGATGAGCTAAGTCAGATATTAGACAACTACACAAAGGCATCTAAAGAAACAGCATCATGTCTTACTCTCTGCCCAGACGGCGATAGTTTTTCTGCGCTGCCAGAGCTTGCAGCCTCTGTAATTCGCATTGCTCGTGAGCGCGAGCAAGAAGCTAATAAACTTTCAAAGCACGTTGGATACATTGGAAGCCCCAACCCGCAGGTACTCTTAGTTGGAGATAAAAGGAACGATAAGACTGTAACTAGTCTCCCGTTTATGCCAGTAGACAGCAACTCTGGCGACTACCTATTATCATGCCTGCCCGATCCATTCTGGAAAACTATCGGAATCGTCAACGGCGACGACATTAACGGAAAGCCGCTGCAGCTACTGTGGCAAGCGCTAGGCTACCCAAGAATTGTTGCTCTTGGTCGAATGGCTGAAAAATTTCTAAAGATCAGCGGATTTACAGATGCCGACTACAACGTAGTTCCGCATCCGCAATACGTGCGCAGATTTCATCACAATGACCGTATGGAGTACGGCATGGCGATAGAAAGACTCTCAAAACAAACAACAGAACAACAGGGAGAACCATGGACACTTCGCTAAAGCAGATCAACATCGAAGACGGTGTAAATGGTTATGTGGATCTAGTGCAACACGTGCTGAAGCACGGCGAGCCAGCAGCGCCAAAAGGCATCAACACCCGTGAGATTGAAGACGCTGTCATTACTATCGACAACGTCTATGCAACTCTGCCGATTGGTGTCAATCGAGGCACGGTGCCAGGAATTGGCGCTGTTGAAGCTTGTCAACTTATATCTGGTCTTAGCACGCCTGAGCTTGTCGTTGGTATCGGGCCACAGTTTGAGAACTATACTGAAGATGACGGTAAGTTCCACGGCTCATACGGGACACGTACGCGCGGACAATACAACGTTGTAGTCGATCGTCTGCGCAAGGACCCAGACACACGCCAAGCTGTTGTCACAATGTGGAGTCCGCCCCTTGACATGCTTGAAAAGAAGCGCGACTACCCTTGCACGATCTTGCATCAATTTCGTATTCGCAAAGACAAGCTCAACATGAGCGTGTACATGCGATCGAACGATGTGTGGCTTGGCGCAGCGTACGATTTTTTTCAGTTCACACGCGTCCAACTAGGACTCTGCTCAATTCTTGGAATTGAACCTGGAACATACGCTCATCATGTTGGATCACTGCACATCTATGAAAACAACTACGAGGCAGCAGAAAATCTTAAAAAGACCTCGAACATTTTTGTGCCGCCTGTTCTTACAGGGCGCACATGGGACGAGCTTGCCGCATCTGCTGGGTTTGCGTTGCACGCTGCAGAAGATCGCACGTTGGTAGAGTTCTTAACAGAAGAAGAGAGTTGGTTTACATCATCAATGACTAAAGCTGTTGACAAGAACAATGAGAGAAAGACTGGACAATGAGTCAAGATGATTTTGACTATTCATCGCCAATGCAGGAAGCTGCTGTTGCGATGCATGAAATGTATGAAACGCTAAAGCGCGCTGGATTTAGCCGCCGTGAAGCGCTAGAGCTCGTTGCAAAAATGATGACGTCATCAATAGCAGAAGTCTTAGGTAACTCTGACGACGACGATGATGAGTGATCCACGCCCATCGTGGGACGAAACGTGGCTAACTGTAGCTGATGTAATCAGCAAGCGGTCGAGATGTTCTCGCGCGCAAATGGGTGCGGTAATTGTCTCTAAGGACAATCATGTTGTCGCAACTGGCTACAATGGTCCTGCCGCTACGTGGCCAGAATCTGGCGAATGCATTAACTGGTGTGAACGCGCAAAAGGCGAGACAGGATTAGGCACCGCGTACACTGGTTGTCCAGCGATCCACGCTGAAGCAAACGCACTTTTGTACGTTGATAGATCGCAAAGCCTTGGCGGGACAATTTATATTGTCAGTCCACCGTGCGACCAGTGCGCGAAACTAATATCTAACTCTGGTCTTGCTCGTGTTGTGTGTAGAATTAGCGAAGCTGATATGCATCGCAATCCATACCAGGTAATTGAGTATCTCAATATGTGCGGCATCGAAGTGATAATTATTGGAGAACATAATGACAACAACTGATCTTTCTAATGTGCAGCTTCATTTAGTTGATAGTGCAGAAAAGGCGACTCAATTTCTTGAATGGTTGAGTGAGCGTAGGCCGCACAACGCTATCTCAGTCGATACTGAGACCGGCGAGCTACCTGGTAATCCACGCGACCATGCGTTTTCGCCTTGGCATGGTCAACTGCGCCTTGCACAGGTTGGCGACGGACAACAAGGCTGGTCGATCCCATGGGACGAGTGGAAGGGCGTCTTCTACGAAGCCATGGACAAGTTCGATGGCCCAATCATCTGCCATAACATTGCGTTCGAGGCTCGCTGGTTTGCTGTCCAGTCTCGTTGGGAATTGCCTTGGCACCGTGCGCACGACACAATGATCATGTCGCACATCATTGATCCACTAGGCTCTGGCGCTTTGAAGCGACTTGCGGCATTGCATATTGATAGCCGTGCAGTTGCATTGCAAGAAACGCTCGACACGGAACTTGCTAAGAACGGCTGGACATGGGGAACTGTTCCAGTAAACTTCCAACCGTATTGGTCATACGGTGCGCTTGACTGCGTGCTTACAACTCGCCTATGGGAAATGTTCTACGAAAAATGCGGACCAGATGGTCCGTACCATAAGCCGTACGAGCTTGAAATGGCGACGCGCCGCATCGTCACTCGAATGGAGCTCAACGGCGCACGTATCGACCTTGACTACTCAAAGAAAAAATTCGATGAACTTACAGCGTATAGCGATTCAGTAAAGACATGGGCCAAGCAGCAGTATAGCGGTGTCTCAATCACGAGTAACCAGCAGCTCGTACGTTTGTTCGAAAGCATCGGCGCTGAAATTACGGAGTTCACTCCAACAGGACAAAAGTCATGCACAAAAGATCAGCTAAAGATGCTGATGATTACTGGCACAGACGAAGTAAAGAATCTTGCTGACACTGTTCTTAAACAGCGTAAGGCAGACAAACTTGCTAATACATATTTCTCTAACTTTCTTACCGGCTCAATTGACGGAATCGTCCACCCATCTGTCCGTACGCTTGGCGCACGTACAAGCCGCATGTCGATTACAAACCCGGCACTTCAGACTCTGCCTAAAGGTGACAACGTTGTTCGTAGCGCGTTTATTCCTAAAGACGATGATCACGTCATTGTCACAAGTGACCTTGATCAAGTTGAGTTCCGTATGTTCGCCAGCCTTTCACAAGACGCAAACTTAGTGCAGTTGTTCCACCTAGCTGATGCAACAGGATCTGATCCGTTTACCGAGATTGGTCGTGAGGTATATGCTGACCCAGACATGCAAAAGTCTGATAAGCGCCGTGGTCTTATCAAAAGTATGATCTACGGCCGACTCTATGGCGCCGGTGTCGCGAAGCAGGCACTCACCGCTGGCGTGCATGAGGCTCAAATGAAAGGCACGTCTGACGCATTCGACAATAGATTCCCTGGAATGACATTGTTCCAGCGTCAAATTGAAGACGCTGGTATGCGCCGCGTCAGAGCCGAAGGCCAAGGCTACGTATACACATGGACCGGGCGCCGTATTCCTTGTGATGAAAATCGTGTATACACTCTGGTTAATTACCTAATTCAAGGTGGTGCTGCTGAAGTGTTCAAGAGTAATCTTGTAAAGCTTGATCAAGCCGATCTAACAGAATTGTTGATTGTGCCTGTGCATGACGAAATTGTTCTCAACGCTCCACGCAAGGACGCTGAAGAAATCAAGAAACTAGTTAAGGAATGTATGACAACAACTGAAGGCTGGTCAGTGCCACTTACTGCAGACGTCGATGGTCCGCTTGAAAATTGGGGAGATAAGTACTAATGAAAAGATTGATTATCGCAGTTGATCCAGGTAAGGCTAGCGGCATATGCGCGTTCACTATCGAGTCTGGTGATGCCAACCCTGAGTTAATTATGTCTGGAGAATACCAACCAGAGGAGTACGCTACGCCAATACGCGAACTTATTAAGAGTGCGATCGACAATGGCTATGTGCTCGCTGTGACATGTGAGCGATTCATAATCAATGCTCAGACAGCTAAAAACTCACAAGCTCCGTATTCTCTCGAACAAATAGGTGTTTTGAAGCAGATTCTTAGAGATTTTGGTTATTCTGATTCAGAATTAAAGTATCAAAGCCCATCAGACGCTAAAAGAATGTTCGGAAATGATGCGCTTAAGACACTAGGGTATTGGCACAAGGGCGGCGGTGGGCACGCTTTAGACGCGATTAGGCACGGTTTATTATATTTAGCCAAGAATGGATGGACGCCTCTAAAGCTCCTCGAAAGGTACTAAGAAAAATATTTGTGCGCTTGCGCGCATTTTGACTTAGTACATGATACAGTGACATATAACGAAACGACAAGAGGTAAACGTGCCAGTATCCGTAGACTTAACTACAGACGGTAAATACATTAGAATCGACACGGAGTGGCGATTCAAAGAGCTATGTAAGACAATTCCAGGTGCAACGTGGAATGCTTCAGAAAAAGCATGGAAGGCTCCACTAGGCTGGGCAACATGTTTAGCCTTGCGTTCTGTATTCAAGAACGATCTTGAGATTGGTCCGCGGCTTGGAGCGTGGGCAGCTAATGAGCTTGCCACCCGAGTTACTCCTGCAAACGATCTTCGCGATCTAGAAGACTACGAAGGTGACGAAAAGCTGTTTCCTCATCAACGTGCCGGTGTTGCATTTCTTTCTACCGCACGTCGCGCTCTCCTCGCCGATGAACCAGGACTCGGTAAGACCGCACAGACGATTCGTGCGCTAAGGTACATCCATGAGACTGAGGACAGCGTATTTCCTACGCTTATCACCTGCCCCAACACGCTGAAGAAAAACTGGCAGCGTGAATTTACAATGTGGTGGCCAGAAGCAAACGTTCAGGTAATTAGTGGATCAGCAGTTCAGCGCCGTAAGCAGTTTGACGCTGGCGCAGATGTCTACGTCATTAACTGGGAATCCCTACGTTCACATTCGCGCCTTGCGCCGTACGGATCAGTCGCGCTTACACGATGTGTCGCGTGTGGTGGCCATGATGAAAAGATCAGCGAAAATCGCTGCGAAGTTCATGTCCGTGAGCTAAATGAAATAGACTTTAAGGCAGTAGTCGCAGACGAAATTCACCGCTCAAAGGAACCTAAATCAAAACAGACTCGTGCTCTTTGGGCAGCAACTGGTGACGCAGACATTCGTTTTGCTCTTACAGGCACACCCATTGCGAACAACGTGCTCGATCTTTGGTCGATTCTTCACTGGCTGTCGCCGACTGAATGGCCAAGCAAGACACGCTGGATTGATCGCATGGTCGACACTATGATGAATGCCTTTGGCGGCATGATTGTTCTTGGTGTTAAGCCTCACATGCAAGAAGAGTTTTACGCAACTATCAATCCACGTATGCGTCGCATGCTCAAGGCTCGCGTGCTGCCTTGGTTGCCGCCAGTCATGAAAGAGCGCCGTGACGTAGAAATGTCGACAAAGCAGCGCAAGGCGTATGAACAAATGCGCGATCTAATGATCGCAGAAATTGAAGGTGGCGGAGCTGTTACAGCGCCAAGCGCACTGACGCAGACGACGCGCTTGTTGCAGTTTGCTAACTCGTTTGCTGAGTCGCACTTGGTTGACGAATTCACTGGCGAAACCAAGGTGATATTGGCTGCGCCATCGTGCAAGGTCGACGCACTTATGGACGACATCAAGAGTGGTGACTTTGGTGATGACTCAGTAGCTGTCTGCGCAGTATCTCGTCAGCTTATTGAGTTACTCAGCACAGAAATGACAAAGGCCAGCATTCCCCACGGACTAATCACTGGTGCGCAAAACGAAGACGAACGCCAGCAAGCTGTTGATGATTTTCAGTCAGGCAAGATCAAATGGATCTTGTTCACAGCTCAAGCGGGTGGTGTTGGTATTACATTGACCGCCGCCCGTCGCATGGTGATGCTTCAGCGCCCGTGGTCACTTGTTGACTACAAGCAAGCACTAGATCGTGTACACCGTATCGGTAGCGAGATCCATGACTCGATCACAATCATTGACTACGTCACTGATGGCACCATCGAAGAACGCGTAATTGACGTTCTCGACTCAAAGGCTGAAAGCTTCGAGCAAATCGTAAAAGACAAAGAAAAATTGCTTGCAATTATCAAAGGAAAGTAAATAAATGACAGATATCGCAGGAGTCCCTGTTGAGGTGAAAGCCCCTATCAGGATCTCAAACTCAGAAATTCAGACATTCAAAGATTGTCGGCGTAAATGGTGGCTAACGTACTACCGTAGACTACAGCCTATGGTACAAAATCACACTGGTGCGTTGGCGCTCGGTTCACGAGTTCACGAAGCATTTGATATGCACTACTCGACAGGAATTAATCTTCTTGAAGCATACGGCACGCTCGTCGAAAAAGACCGTCAGGCAATGATCATGAGTTTCCGCGACACAGTTGATCTTGATAGTGAAGCCGAGCTTGGGCGCATCATGCTTGAAGGATACCAAGACTGGGTAAACGAGAATGGCATTGACGCTGATCTTGAAATGATCTCGACTGAAGAAATCATTTCAATGCCTATGTTCGACGGCGCAGTCGAACTTCAAGGTAAGCTCGACATGCGTGTTCGCCGCAAAGCAGACGGTGTTCGCATGTTTCGTGACTTCAAGACAGTCGGTGGTTCGTTTACAGAGTTTGCTTCACTTGCGCACATGAACGAACAGATTCTTACGTACATGGTTCTTGAGGCACACCAAAACAAAGAAGGCGAACGCTGTGAGGGCGGCATCTTTACTTTGCTCAAAAAAGTAAAGCGTACCGCTAACGCTAAGCCTCCGTTTTACGAACAAATTGAAGTTCGCCACAATACTTTTGCACTACGTTCGTTTTGGAACAGATTGCACGGTACAGTTCGTGACATGCTCAACGTGAGAAAAGCTCTAGACGAAGGTCAAGATCACTTCTCGGTGGCATACCCGCGTCCCAGCAGGGACTGCAAGTGGAAATGCCAATTCTTCGCTATATGCCCACTGTTCGACGACGGCAGCGCCGCCGAACACGCAATTAGTGAGCTGTTTAAGGTCGATGACCCATACAGTTACTACAACAACAACACAGAGATGAAAGGAAGTGACTAACAATGTCAGCAGTACAGCGTTCACTAACTATCATGGTCTATGGCGAGTCAAAGGTTGGTAAATCGACCTTCGCCGTCACAGCACCATATCCACGCCTTATGCTTGACGTTGAGGGCGGACATAGATTCCTCCCTATCAACGTTAAGTATTGGGATCCACTCCGCGAGGAACCGCCAGCAGCTGACGGCACTTGGGATACATGCGTAGTCAACGTTACTGACTACGACACTGTTCTCAAGGCGTATCAGTGGCTGCAGATCGGCAAACACCACTTTAAGTCATTGATCATTGACTCAGTATCTGAGCTTCAAGTAAAATGCGTTGACAACATTGCAGGTAAGAACCAGATGCAAATGCAACAATGGGGCGAGCTTCTTCGCCACATGGGAGCACTGCTTCGCGATCTTCGCGACTTGACAATGCACGCAACAAATCCTCTTGAGGCTGTAGTTCTTACAGCAATGGCACGTCAAAGCCCGGATGGTCGCTACCGTCCGTACCTTCAGGGACAGCTTGCAATTCAAGCGCCGTATTTCTATGACATTCTCGGCGCAATTAGCGTTGAAGAATTTCCAAACCCAGACCCAACACAGCCGCCTTACAAGGCACGTCGTATGTACGTTGAGCGTACACCGATGTACGAAGCAGGCGAGCGTGTGCAGGGTCGCCTGGGCAAGATCGTTGAGCAACAACACCTCGGTATCGAGGCGATGCTTGACCAAGTTTTCGGACCACGTCCGGAAAATAAAACCACAACCAAGACAGAAGGAAAGTAAGCCATGAGCACACTAAACTGGGGAGACCTAGTCAAAGAAGCCGGTGATGTAGCGAGTTATGACCCGCTCCCAGACGGTGACTACGAGCTGCAAATTATTGAAGCAGTAGCAAAGACCACGCAGAACGGTAAGACAATGTTCGCCGTAAAAGCGCAAGTTACAGTCGGTGCGCACGCAAAGCGCCTCGTATGGGACAACCTCGTTGTGTCAACTGATAACCCAACAGCACTTGGAATCTTTTTCCGCAAGATGAATTCTCTTGGTCTTGGCCAGGAATACTTTGCAACAAATCCATCCAACGCACAAATTGAGCAGACACTTCGCGGTCGTAATTTCCGCGCACAGGTTGGCTCACGCGTATGGCAGGGTCAAAAGAAGAATGAGATCAAGGCGTACTACTCGGCTGGCGCATCTGCTGCCACAGCAGCACCTGCTCCAGTGGCAGCACCCGCTCCGGCGCCTGCACCCGCTCCTGCACCTGCACCTGCTCCAGTGGCAGCACCTGCACCTGCAGCAACAGACACGCCACCTGCAGCGCCGTTCTAATCGGCGAATTACCACACTGACGCTTCAGCGGAGGGCCTCTGTTTAGGAAACTAAACACGCCCTCCGCGTTGCTCCTGTGGTATCATTCATAACACGCACGACGCATAGGAGATTGACGCGAATGAAAGTCGCTATTTTAGAGCCGGAGCCGGGAGTAAAGGGCCCAACAGCATGGGCGTTTCGGCTTAAGCATGGATTTATCGGACTAGGTCATGAATGTGACGTAGTTTCGTATACAAAAAGTGGAAAATCACGTAAGGCTTGGGGAACACCACAGCCTGGCGCTCGCTGGTGGAGCGAGGCCCCCAACGTAGTTGTAAAAACTGAAAACATTGTAGAAGTACTCGATTCATATGACATGATCGTTCTTCCAGAAATTAAGATTCCGCAGCACGACAAGATTGCATTAAAAGCCGGAGAAGGTGTTCTCCCAGAGTATGTTGACGCGCTGCGCAGAACAAAGACGCCTTGGACTACAGCTCTTCATGGTTCTTTTTACCCAGGTAAAGATATTCCATTTGTTCCGCAACTGCTCGAGTCGCCGTCACGAGGAACGACCTTAGTGACAATGAGTGAAGACTCGGCAAACGATAGCAACGATCTTTTCAAGTCAATGAACTGGCTAAAAGGTCCAATGCCATTTATTCCACGATTCGGCATTGATGATCCGATCACTGACAACTGGACTGTCGGAACTTCTGGTCGATTTATTTATAACAAAGGCCAACCGCTTATCGCGCTCGCCGGCACTAGACTGCCAGAGCACGTCACAGTCGAAGTGTGGGGCTCATGCTCTGTTGGCCTAGGACCATCGCCTACATTTATTGTTTATGAGATTCTAAAAGATCACTTTGGCGCTCAAGTTGCACGTCACGCCACAAACATCAATCTTTCTAAAGGTACTGATGGAAACATCATTACGCCGTACCCGTGGGACGCACGAGTTGAGGGACACGCGCTAATTAGATACTTAGGCAACTACGTTGACTCAGCAGCTATCGCACAACGGTTTCGTGTTCATATGAACCTAACCGCCTACAACTTTGCGCGAGGGCTTGTTGAGTATTCAACGCTAGAAGCTGCTGATGCCGGGGCGCTTTGTATTGTCCCTGAGCATTTATCAGATCCACAATTCAGAATGCATGTTCTTGATTGGTACAAAGGCTGCCCAACGCAGGGACGTCTAGTGCAACCAGAAGGCCTTGAGCTGATGCAAAGAGTCGCTGACGCGTTTACAACGTGCCTTGAAGTATCAGACAAAGACCGTATGGAAATAGCTCAACACAACAGAGCGGTGCTGCGTACAAGAAATGATCCACGAAAGACCGCACAGGTAATGATTGAAAGTGCGTTCTCGTGAAAGGTCTTTCAGGCGCAGTCATCACTAATAAGCGCGATGGCACAGTTACGAAAACAGGCGGCCTTGTTGATCGAACGATCGAGCAAGGCGAGTGGATACTTCGCCATGGCGGCGACGCATTCCCTAAAAATGTAAAAATTTTAGAAGACGGCTACAGCATGGAGAGACTTGACTTCATCGAGTACTTTGACGTTGGTAGTGATTTTTCGATCGACACGCTTCGCCAAAGCGTGTGGTCTCAGCCCGCAGTAGTACCGCCGACTCGTGAGACTGTGCGTCTTCTTCAAGAAAAAATGATGCATACGTTTGATAAGCATCTCGCAGGCACACTTGGACAAAGCGAAAAGGTTGCAATTTTAGAAGACGCAACACACGCAGGGAACGGCGCGTATAGGCTTAGGCACTGTCTAACACACGGTGATCCAACTGCAGAAAATATTATGGTTCGCCCAGGGTACGGAAAAGTATTCATTGACCCAATTCGTGCCACTGAGGTTGTCCCTGACTCGCCAGCAGTTGATGTCGGAAAGGTGCTTCAAAGCGCGTATGGCTGGGAAGATGCTAAATACGGAACTGGCATTATGGCGTACAAGCCAAGTGACATTAAGCAAGCGCTAAACGACGATGAACTGTTTGCTGTAGGAGAGTCATGGGCTGTTGTGCATGTAATGCGTGCAATTCCTTACATAGGCAGAATCATGCCTGACTCGATGGACAAAGTTGTCACCGTACTGAACAAAGCGATTGCGAGAGAACTCTGATGAGCATATGGTGTTCTGATATTGATGGTGTTCTTATTGACTCAAAGGCGCTTGTCCGCGAGTCATATAAAGCTGTAGGAATTGACATGCCAATCGAAGCCTGGGGCCATCCGTGGCAGACGTGGCTTCCAGCGGTGGTCGGTTCACTTGAATTAGCTAAACAAATACACAACCAAAAGACAGATGCGTACATTGATGTTCTTTCGTCTGGCGTAGTGAGTGAAATCGTTCTTCCGTTTGCTCAAATTGCACGAGCGTTGGAAAGAGATCCAGTGACTAGTGTTTACTACGTAACAGGTGCGACCAAGCGTGCTGCCATAACAATTTTACGAGAGCTCGGACTTGATTCGCGTAACTTGATTGCATCAAGCGCAACTACAGCCGATCGTGAGCAATTACTAAAAAATCTTGCGCCGTCAGGCGTCTATATTGACGATCGAATTGAAGGCCAAGCACCTGCACATGCGGCTGGTTGGAGTTTTATTTGGGCAAAACAGGATTGGTCATGGAATCAATAATTCTTGCTGCTGGCAGAGGCCAGCGAATGGAAGGGTTTGCTAAACCGTTCTTTAAGCCGTTGCTTGAAGTAAATGGTCTTCCACTCATTACTTATGCTGCTGAATACGCTTCCTCCGCTGGAGCTACCAGGGTCACTGTTGTTGCTTCTGAAAGTAACGCAGACGACATTAAGAAATCGCTAAAAATGTATGCGTCGTGGGTAGACGTAGTCATTCAGAGTGAACCTCGCGGCCCAGGCGATGCTACACTAATTGGCCTAGGCAACACAGACTGTAAGTCAGTAATGCTGCTCATGAGCGACAACCTGATGAACGCAGATGCTGTTTCACAAATGGCTATGACTGCGATGATCAATGACGCTGACGCTGTTGGCGTAGCGCGAGTGCCGTTGGAGAGAGCCGATAGATTTACACGTGTTCGCGAGTGGGAAGACGGAACTTGCACATACGTCGAAGGAGTGCCTGTTTCTGCAGAAGATGAGTCAACTGTCGGTAATGCAACAGTTTGGTGCGGGCCACTTATATTTGAGCGTGCTACAGCTATTGACGTCCTAAATAACGTGCAAGCTAGTGTCAATGCGAATACCAGTGAGTTTAAGATTGGGCCACACTTAAATAAAATAATGCGGCTAAACACGCTGGTCGCAGATGTTGGCGCAATGGATGTTGGCATTCCTGCCGCATACATAGAACAAATAAAGAAAAACAATGACTAAAGTACTTATAACTGGAATGACTGCATCGCAGTCTTCGTCAGTCTACAGCGAGCGATCTGCTACGTTTGTTGGATCAATAGCTCGCGCACTACGCGAAAGAGGAGTTACTGTCGATTGGCAAGTTCCAAACATGGACAATCGAGAGATTATGGCGTATGACAAAGTTCTTGTGGGGATTGCTCCAGTTTTAAGTCTTGCTGCCAATAGATCGTTTAGTGCTCTTGCGCTGGTTGAGGCACTTTGGGACAGCGACAAACTCACGACGTTTATCGATGCACCTGAGCCTGGAAAAATACACGCGAGCCTACGCTCTGTAAATAAAGCGCCTGAATCTCTTACTAAGTCGCTCTACTCTAGGCGCGCAGGATACTCGGCAATCGCTACCGACAAGGCGCACGCAAGCAAGATCGCAAGAATAGTTGAAACATTGACGCATGAAAGTTGGAGAAAGACGCTAGTTCCTGTTCTTCCGTGGAGCATTGTTGACAAGTCTTTGGCAAGTCTTCCGCAAAATGTTTCTAACTCATGCGTAGGAATAAACATTGACAGTTTTATCGTAGACAAGTTACACGAAGATAGCACAACTCGCTACAACCAGTGGGTTGTAGAAAACGAAAACACCAAGTGGATTAAGAATGCAACTAAGGTACTTGTGTACCCGAGCACTCCGGCAAAGACGAAACGCGCCCAAGGTGATGCTGCAGTTCTAGAAAACATGTCTTCTTCTGCTGGAGTTCTTATTGGTCCGCACGACGATAAAGTTCTGTGGTGGTCCAGTCGATTTGCACAGGCATTGAATACTCGTACGCCGGTAGCGACAGAGTGGCGCGACAGCCAAGCTATTGGAGACGCCTGGTCGCACCTAGCTTCTGGCATTGAAGAAATGAATTTAGAAGACAGGTACGAGCTTTCAACTGCGCAGCGATCTCAGTATATTGAAAGCATTCCAAACAAACAACAAGTAACTGACACTCTACTCAAGGAATTAGAAATTAAATGAAAGTACTATTCAATCGTTGGCTTGAAAAGACAAAACAACTTCAAGTCGACGTATACGGAGCAGACTACACAACGTTTCACAGCGATGGGCCAGATGATCTCAATGAATTGATTGAGTACATCCGCTGGAACATGCTCGCCATTGACGATGAACTTGCTGAGGTTCGTCAAGCTATTTCATGGAAGCCTTGGCAACACGATGAGCCATATGCCGATCGCAAAGAAATCGTTAAAGAATGCGTAGACGTGCTTCACTTTGTCGCGAACATTCTCTGTGCTGCCGGAGCTACGGACGAAGAGCTTGATGAAGAGTACCTCAAGAAAATGCAAAAGAACGCTGATCGCCAAAAGAATGGCTATAAAGTCCTAGATCCAGGCATGAAATGCACTCGGTGTGTACGCGCTCTTGATGACTATGATGTGGACTCGTGCCAAGACTCTCTGTGCCCCTCTAAGGGCGCGTAATGAGCCTATGGATTTCCGTACATGTCCGCAACGTGCTGCCAGGAGACGTCGTTAGAGTGCGAGAGAACGCATATAGCGGCAACACTGGCGCAATGCACAATGGACGTATATGTGAAGTACTACTTGTCCGTGGCGGTGACGTAGTTGTCAAATCAGTCGACGGAAAACACCCTGTACTAGAAAAGACATACCACTCTCCAGCAGTTTTAGAGAAAGAAGTACTTGATGAGATTGTCAATTGAAATAAGTGTGACGGGATCTACATTAGACGAGATTATGTCTAGTGCAGTTGCTGAATGGAACAAGCTGTCTCAGTCTGATTCACAAGTTCTTCCATCTGGGTCAGAAATTGATGTAGTCCCAAACGACGGTGCTACGCGCCCAGGACTGTACACGGCTCGTGTCTTTATTAGGACGAAAGTAGAAGATAATGTCTGACAAAGAAAAATTGCCACGCCAGCAAATGCTTGAAGAAGCCTCTGGCATTATTTCGGGTCAGCGCGACGAGCAGTATGGCAAGCCAGAAGATAACTTCGGGCGAATTGCTAAGATTTGGTCTGTGATTCTTGGAATAGACATTTCAACAGAAGACGTGGCTATGCTAATGGTAGGTCTTAAAGTTGCGCGCTACGTAAACAAGTCTGGATTCCAAGGAGACACTTGGGTCGACATCGCCGGGTACGCGGCATGTGGATATGAAGTTGGAATTAAAGATACGCGGCAATAAAACCACCGTGATACTGTAGATCTTCGCGACAGCGGAGAGGAACGTACATGTCTCAACCTACTTTTGTAGATTGCAATGGTCTTGCTGGATTTATGAGCTACGGCTTTGTGAAGTCTGGTATGAAAATGTTAGATCGCACAGGGACACTTGACTTTGGAAATCGAGTAGCTGAAGCTAATCGCCATCTTCTTGGCAAAGACTGGACCGCGTTCTTTTCAGATGATGTGTCAGAGTGGCCAGTACATAACGCTGATGTCGTTCTTGGTTGTCCTCCTTGCTCTGGTTGGTCTGTCTGGTCTATTGGAAGCCGTGGTCCAGATGCCGCGGTGCACGAGCACACGCGCGCATTTATGCGCTATGCGGCTGCTGTAAAGCCAAAAATTATTGTGTTTGAATGTGTGCAACAAGCATTCACACAGGGGCGAGCCGTTATGGCAAAGTACCGCGATATGGTTGAAGAGCTGTCGGGCAAAGAGTACGACCTATATCACGTAAAGATGAACAACCTCCAAGTTGGTGGATTTTCGTATCGCGCTCGATATTTCTGGGTTGCGGCTGAGCGAGGACTGCCGTTTGGTGCGCACGCCCAAGCTCCTGCTGAGTTGCCAAAAGTAAGAGACATTATTGGTGACCTTGCTCCTCTTGAGTTGATGTGGGAGTCGCAAAACTACATTGGTCAGCCGTCTAAGTATGTTGAAAAGCTGCGATCAGAAACTGGAAAAGTAAGCGGCCACCAAAACAAGAACAATCCAGACACTCAACGCATTTCAGAAATTTTTGATATTCTTGGTAATGACGGATGGCCAGCAATGATGACTATCGACTATGCACTAAAGTCAGCTGTTGAGAAAAACCAAGATAAATTTCCGCAATCATGGCAATTCAAAGAAGAAAAGCTTCGAGCCACAGATTTCAGCATGGGATTCTCAATTCCGTGTCGCTGGGACGGAGATTCGTATTGTCACGTGCTGACAGGTGGCGCACTTGATCACGTGATCCATCCAGATCTTCCAAGAAGAATCACACACAGAGAAGCTGCCCGTATTCAAGGTCTTCCAGATGATTGGGAATTTACAAGCGTAAAAGACTACTCAATGCTCGGAGCTACTTGGGGCAAGGCAGTGTCTGCACAGGCAGCTACGTGGATTGGCGAAGCAACGGCCGCAGCCTTAAATGGTGAGCCTAACGGTCCGCAGGGTGAGCTTATCGGAGATAGAGAGTACTTAATTGACACAGATAAAGGGTTTACCCGGCACTCTGTCAAAAAGAATTGGTATAATCATTCATAGAAATGTACTTCTATATCTAGAGATGGTATATTCTCTACTCTCCGAACGACACAAGGACCTATATGCAATCGTTTCTTATTACGCCGTCCTCATTTGAGGAAACGTCGCGCCTTCTCGACAACAAGCGCCTGCATAAGCAGACTCTCGAAGCATGGCAGTGCCTTATGGTTATGGCTAAGCTCGACAAAGAAGGCAACTACCGCGAACCCAAAGGCTGGGTCAATCACCCGGTAGTCAAAATGTGGCGTGGCCACGAGACGCTATTTGTCTCGTATATCAGCGCTACATACTTTGAGTGGCGCTCTCGTGGCTATAAATCTACTCTTCTTGATAAGACGTACGCCACATATGATCTAGGGGTCAAGCTTGGCACTATCAACGGTGAAATGAGCATGCCCAACTGGATGGCCGATACGGAATACTATGAGCGCCTGTGCTCTACGCACCGGACAGCGCTTCTTTGTAAAAACTACGAGTGGTATTCTAAATTCGGCTGGGTCGAAGATCCAGGCACAGCGCCGCTTACCTATGAGTATGTATGGCCTCACCAGGATGGCTACGTCTAGCCTGCGCAGCTGCCCTTGAGAGGGCCAGAGACAGCACGTAATTGGTGTCCAGATAAAACACCATAAAAGTCTACAGATGAGCTTAGAGATCACGCCAAGGCGAGATACAATGTTCGTAAATGAAAGATAAGCGCCCTGGAGAGCATTTGTGGCTTGAGTGGACTGGAGACGGCTATGACTCCAGTTCTTCTATTGTTCTTTTTACTATAGAGCACGTAGATGTCGAAAATGAAGTAGTTAGAAGAGCTCTCGCGTCTAGTATCCAAAGATCTGGAATTGTTGATTCTTTAGGCGACGGATTCGCGTCAGTAAGTACTGCGTCGATCGAGTACGGGCTTGCTGGAATTGTTGAAGGCGAACTAGACTTTTCAGTATGCGATGAAGTCGGCGAGACACTGTATGGAGATCCTGTAGAAGAAATCTACGAAGTTACATGGGTTTCTTTGTGAACCCAAAGGGACTTCGCGACTTTGATTGGCACGACCATGCGGAATGTGCAAAGCCAGAGAATAAAAAGATTTCTAAGTTCTTTTTTTCTAGCGTGCCAAGCGAAAAATACGAAGCGCGCAACTTGTGCTTTAGCTGCCCCGTAAGAAAAGAATGTCTTAAGTGGGCGCTAGAGCATAAAGAAATTTGGGGAGTGTGGGGAGGAAAAGACGAA